TATTACTTTGACGGGGAAGAATACACATCAAACATGGAGCCGTTACTTAAGCGTATAGACAACGTAGACTCCTGCAGTAAGCAATACTTAGTGGCAGTAGATTTTCATTTCTAAAAGATTAACCCGCCCATATGAGATTCGTAGGTCGCTTCTCATATGGGCGGGTTAAAATGTTTGTGTTGGCGGCGGCGGCGGATACGTGGGTCAAAGGTTGGCCCGGTATCCCTGAGGGGGGTTACTCCTTAAAAAATACTTCTTCTTCCCAATCCTCATCGTCCAACAAAAATTCGTCCTCGTCTTCGTCTTCGTCTAGTTCTTCCCACTCTAGGTCATCATCTAGATCCAGATCGTCATCTTCGGACAGATCCAACCATTCTTCTTCAGTCACTTTGACTCCTATTTAAATTAATTAAACTTTATTTCACAGGCGTCCGTTGTGCAATAGGCCTCTCCTGATGCATCCAACGCGTTGCCCTTGTAGATAGGCGATAGGTCAATAGCTTTAAGTTTACCGACGTAATTATTGTACGCCTCCTCAGTAATTTCAGTATAAGGTTGCTGAGGATATACATCGTTAGCTTTTGGAAGAAAGCTCACAGTCTTTAGTCTTCCCTCGTACATATGCAAAATAGTGCCGATATGTCTAGCCTCGGTCTCCTTGTCAAAACTTATAGTGACTGATACCGAGTTGTCGGCCCACTCTGATTGGGCGAGCGCAGCAAGTTCGGCCTTTTCAAATATAGATACAGTCTGTTCTGGTCGTACCGGAACGGACTTAATCGGGAAGTAAACAACCGATGTATTGTCTGGATCCGTCACAGAATCTTCTACCGTGTATTTGGCTTTGATAAACAACGGAAGCATAGGGTCAGACTTTGCAAACCGGATTGCTCTAAGAACATACTCTCCGCCAATAGGCCAGTGGACTCCGGGAGTTTCTCCGGCAAGTATGGAGACAGTACCGGAAGGCTTAACGCTTGTAGTCTTAATGGACTCTCTTACGCATAGCCATTCGGAGTAAACCTCATCCCATTTTTGTACTTCCTGATACCCATTATCCAACCAGTCTCTCAACTTTGGAAGGCCCTTGGTATCAGCGAAAGCCGCCAAGCCTGAAACTGAACAACCAATGCGACGATTGCGTTGCATAATTGCGTTGGTATTGGGCCAATGTGTTGGTATAAGAGTTACAGTCTTTGCATACAAATAGGCGAACTTTAGGGTACGCAAATAATCCTTAATATCTGTGTGGCGATTGATGTAGGTCTCTACCAAAGTACAGCATTCGTAAGATTCTAGAGTCTGTTCAGCGCAGGGGTTGTATCCCGCAGCGCGATAGTCCTTGTTGTTTGCCGGATCTTTTAGACGTCCGTACTTTCTAGATACATCTAGCCATATGAAACCAGGCTCACCGTTCAAAGCAATAGCCTCTACGAATGGGGTATAGTCCATACCTACTGTAGCCTCGAGAGAGTTATTGCTCATCCAACCCCAGCCAGGATTCTGTGGGTCGTAGGAGTTTCTCTCAGGGAAGGTCTCTGGATTCTTTAAATTAACAAAATCCATATCGGTAGGCTGACCCAAAGCAAGCTCAGCTGAGCGTCGTACATTGCCCGAAACCACACATACACCGATTAGGTTTGCCACATCTACAATGTCTTTGGTGGTTAGTTTCTCATTGGCACGGCCTTCAAAAATCTTTTTGATTGACCTATGTAGTCTCTCAAGAGGCTCGGATCCAGCTGCAGTTCCTCCAAAAGTTTTAATTGGAGTACCGGCTGGACGTACCAAAGAATAATCAAAGCCATAGATTGGCTGATCCGGCTTTAGGTAAGAGTTTATTAGGGTGGCTACAGACTCAACCCATCCTTCTCGGGTATCTGCCACAACAATGGTGACCTCATCGCCTGATGGGTCATAGATGGAGAAATCTTTATCGGCACCCTTGGTATCAAATCCAACTCCAACTCCAAGCATTGAGGCTTCCATCAAGAATACGAATGGGGAAGATGGGTCAGCCTTTGTCATATCGGAAGTAGATACGAAGGCGCAGTTTTGTAGGGCGGCAGAGTTTCTCTGCTCCATGACGAATGGAGTACCCATCATCCAAAGCCCACGTCCGGGTGGAGTCCATTTCAAATTAAATAATCTATCGAAGGCCTCTTGAGCGGATGACTGGGCTTGTTGTCCGTTCCAAGGTAGGCGGTTAGTCTTGCAGTGATCTTTCTGAATCGAATACATACCCTCAATTACTCGACGGCATACATCAGACCAGCTTTCTTTGCTTCCATCTTCTTTCAAACGAGAGTAAGTTCTCATGAAAGTTATCTCGCCTACAGAGTTGCCTCCAGCATCTGGGTATCCCCAAGGAACTTTCTTATCTTTGTATGAAGCAACAAAATCTTCTGTGAGACGAAATGAAAACACAAAGTATCCTTTCTAACGGTGGTTGGTCTGTTATCTGATAACAGTAATTTAAATTATTCTAAAGAATCGGAGATGATTTTAGTCGTTTGTTCCTCGTTTAGCCCGCCATCCGGAAGCTGTTTTAGGGTATTGGCACGGTCTCCAAACAAGGCTGACAGTACACCGCCAGAACTTTGACGCTCTACGGTCATGCGTACAAATTCTTTGTTCTCCTCCAACTCCTTTACTTGTTTTACAATCTTGAACAAACGGTCAATTTCTTGACCCGTATTTGGGTCAGGGTAACCACCGTTTACCTCCTCTGCAAATCGAGAAAACGCAACTCTGGCGCCTTGCATCTCGATTATTGCATTCAGTAAAGCCTTTAATTGTTCCTTTGTTTTTACCTCAATTGGTAGGTTAAAAGCACAGGCTGAATCAGGCTTCATGGCAGGACAATTAGCCGCCACGAAACAGGTATTGCACTGACGTAAAGATACAGATGCGTTCTCGATAATCGAGGCATCTTTGATGACATCTCGGCCGGCCTCATCCTTGTCAATAACCGTCTTGGATGTCATAGAAAATACGGGTAGAGTACGCATTTCTTCAGGGGATCTGCCCTTTATTTCAACAGATTGTTTCCGCACCTCTAGGGCACTATTATCAGGTCCGATACCCTGTGTTTCCGCAGAACCTGGGTCATCCCTATCAGTGCTGTTATCTGATAACAAGACGCCTCCCTTTTTAGTTAATTGTTGTTCAAGCTGCAAGTAAGACCAAATTGCTAATTTTGTAACTTCATTGCTGTCATCATCTAGGATTAGTTGAAAATCTAGTCCAGCTTTTTCTATTACGGCTTTATACCTAGGTCGTGCCTGGTCTTTCATCTTCTTTTGATATCTGACCAGCTTAGTTCCATCCCAGACTATAGTCTCGCCACGCATCATTGGTGAGAGCCATGCTAGGGTGCTAGCGGTCTCCAGAGGCACCTGTCGAAGGTTATCAGGGGTGGCGCAGGCCAAGCCATGGAATGAGGCTCCGTACTGGGATTTGAGGGCTCTAGCCCTTGCTGAGAGGGTCACATCGTTATTGATGGTCTCTCCCAGAATCCCAATATGAGGATAGGTTTGGGCCAGGGACATAAGGGCTGGATGGCCTAGTTCGGGGTGCCAAACAGGCATGAACCTATCTACGCCAAAGTCTTCCCAGAAAGTCTTTCTTTGTTCATTGATCCAGACAGATCCTAGGCCTTTGGCGTCTAATTCCACGGCCATATAAATTTTATCTTCGTTGATTGCTACCCAGTCTTCGTAGTCGGCAGCATAATCCTCAAGCTCAGCTTGAGATAGGGATTCTTTATTTAAATGATAGCCGCCGCCATCCACATAGATCCGAACATCGTCTGGGAAGCGCTCAGAGAGCAGGTAATCCTTAGTTTTAGGTAGGCCACGCTTCATCAAACGCCAGAAATTGACGCCTATATGCTTGACTCCAGCCTCTATAAGAAGCTTTCTATGGGAAGGGACTTCGCCTCCAAGGAAGACTAGATCCATTATTCCCACCTATTTAAATTATCGTCCAAAAGAATCTTTGCTCTGAGCTGCTTCTGGGCATCTAATTCTTCTTTTAGCTCTGACCACGGGCGTGCTTCACGTTTTCTTCTTGTAAATCCAGGCTTGGCAAATAGGATTGTGGTTACTCCAGAGGCTATAGCAGAGGCGCAACGGTCCACGTCACAGTCTATAAACAGTTCTATATTTCCTGAAGATCTAGCTAGCTTTAGCTGACGTAGCCTTAGATCTTGACCTTCGTAAGCCAATCTATTGTCATAGAGCTCTGCATAACCAGTTAGTAAGTTTGCCCGTAACCAATGCTCGGCCTCTTCAGATGACCCATCAGTTGCCAGAGCAACTCTATAGGTAGCCGCCATCGTCCTGAATAGTTTTAGGCCTTCGTGTATCGGATCGCCAACTTCAGTTCTTAATACGCCGTCTATTGAAATTAAAACCGTCATGGTTTAGTAGTGGCTGCCCTCCGTATCAGGGTCTCTGTGTCAGGTAGCTCTATACCGTAGGTGTCTAGTTGTTTTTCTTCATCATTTAAATCTTTATAATCTTTAATTGCTTTTAATGCGTGAACAACCCCGGACTTCTTGCCAGCTTGCCACCGGTAGTTATTGAAGTCAGAATAGCCGCCGCCGATCTTGCTGAAGGCAACTTTACGTCCAGCATGGATATCTTCATAAAAAGCTACAGCTTGATCTACAGCTAGTTGAAGTCTACGCTCTGCGTTGATTCTATAAGCCTCGTTTGATGCAGAAGCTTTGACGTCAGATAACGCTTGGGTGTATCTGTTGACCAGCTCCATGCCAGTTTCATAATCTTTTTGAACTCGTTGTTCCCAAGCCCTTGAGTATGGGATAGATGGGGTTCTATCTGGTTCTACAGTCCAGGAATCAGAAATTAAATCATAGGCAGCATAAGGATTTATGTCTCGTATATCTGTTTGAGGATTTACGTAGTAAGTTAGTTCGTAGCCTTCCCAATTTTTGGTGTTAGGCATTAAAGAGTTGTAGAAACCCTCATTAAACATCTTGGCAATTTCATCATCAGAAAGGCCAGCGTATTCCTGGTTGTATTGTCTAAATACTGGGTAGACAATGCCTACCAAACAATCTAAATCACCAGGATCTCTAGAAGCAGACCATTGATACGACACACCAGAACCTGCTAACCAAACTTTGGTCCACTTTTCAGGCATGCTGTATCGAACGCTTAGATGCTCGAATAAGATCCTCTTTATTGCGTTTCTAACCCAAGGGCGTAGAGTTTTTCCTATAAAGATTCTCGGATCGAGCTCTGTCTCTGGTCTACTAAAGTACGAGGTGGAGCTTTGCTCCACGTTAACTTCAGAAAAACGATCCGTATCCATAGGACTATTCTTCAGCTTCTGCGGGTGTATGTCCTTGCTTATTCGCTGATGCTAGCTTTAAAAGGGTGTACTCCGCTGCAGTTTGGGCATGAATATCTGAAAGGATCTCTCCCATAAATCTACGAACTTCTCTCAAACTAGCGTCTCTTTCGACACTTACTGAGAATATGTTCTTATCCATTTCTAGAAAAATCCCGCCATCTTTGCCAATTAAAACCGCAAATCCGGTAAGAAATTCTTTCTTTTGTTCCTCTGACATGTGTTCTCCTATTCATATGCGCCAGCTGCTTTACGCATCTGGGTTACAACGTGGGTTTTTACTGGACAAAAGTCGCACAAGTATACGTTTGTACTTGCAGACTCTGCTGGCATTGGTAGCCCAGCTTCTTTTCTTTCCGCGTGAGTTTTAGGGATCAATCTCTTTTTAGAGTCTCTCCAATCTGAACAACCGGCTTGAGGCCGTAGATGTTCAGAATAACACTTCATTGCATCTTCATAGAAAGTTGCTTTTGTTGTGTAGTAATCTGGATCTATATCCGCTAAACCACCGCCAACTCTGGTTCTGATATTTTTAATAATCTCTTTTCTAAACTTCTCTTGTGACCAGAGCTTTACTCCAATCTTAGATAAGAAACCTGTGTGAGGTATGCCCGCGCTGTTGTGTTTTTCTATAGTTAATTCTAAAAATACATCGTCGTCTGGGTTACCCTCAAAGTCTGGAAGCTCTTCGATAGTCTTACAGTTGTAGCAATAAAGCAGACGAATCTTTGGGCCCTCATCTCGGACCTCTACATACTCACCGCTTTGATCGGCAGGACCGCCGCTATTTCCTAAAATTGGGATGCTCATAAAACCCTCTCTACTAGAGAGGTTATCCTATCATGTCTAGTACTTGATACCCTTAGGTCTATATAGAGAAGTTGAGGCTGCTCGGTCCTCTTTACGCACTTTTTCTATAGCTTTTTTATCTTCAGGAATCTTATAAACTTTAAATTCACGGCCATTTACAGTTCTGATCTCATAGTCTGGGGATTTAGGGACCTTCTTAGTTGCTGCCTTCTTTTTAGCTGGCTTCTTAGGCTTTATTTCAGCCTCTGTAGCTGGCATAAACTGAAGATAATGCCTATTTAAATCTCTGGCCTCTTCACGAGTAATATGACCTCCTTGAACAGCTTCAGCAACATGTCTGGCAGCCGGCATTCCAGAGGTAGGCTTTGCTTTAGTTCTCTTTGGATGCTTATAGCTAATTCTGGATCCTACAGATACGTTCATATCTATGAGCTTATTTACTTCTTCCTGAGGAAGCCCTGTACCTCTAGCTCGTTCTCTAGGAACAAAAATTTTAGCCATTCTTTAAAGACTCAAATTCTCCCTTTAATGCACGCATAGTTAAGCCCTCTGCTTCTTTTCTACGGCGCACGTCAGCGGCTACTTTGAATATTGGTTTACCGCCAGTATTGGGATTGCCGGACTTAGTTACCCATCGTCCTCCAGCTGTTTGATGCTTCTTTTTAGCTGCGCCCATGCTGTGTATGGATTCATCTCCAGCACGGTGAGCTTTAATAAACTTTTCTACATTTGGATCTGGGGTAGCTGAGGGAGCATCCACCTGCATTTTGTACAACTCGCTTACATCACGAGTCATAGGAGTAATCATTGGAGCGTCTAAACCTTTTTTCTCAGCCCTGCGCTTAACTTTACCAGCGCAGCTTTGGCACAAAGGCACAAAGGACACGGGCTCTACAGGAGAAGTTTCTGGATTGCGGTTAGTTATACCGGCTAAGCGAGTAGCGTCAGAACCACAAGAAGGTCCCCAGCAAAGGTGTTCTCTACCTCGTCTTGGTCCGCCTTCTAGTACGCTTTTAGATCCTCCACCTTTGTTACCTTTTGTACCGCCTCTTTTACTCTTTACAAAAGGATTGGGAGTTTCTACCGAATAACCCTTATTCTCAGTATTGTCCATTAAAGCTCTCAATTGCACAGGTAGCGCACATGTTGCTAGCTCTAGAGTTGCTTACACTGGAATGAAACTGACTTCCGCGCTGAGATCCGCCTCCGCGGTTTCTTATACCGGCAGTTGCTGGATGAGCTTGAGAAGGATTATCAGTTAAACCAAGATGATAGCTGGCTTTTGAAGCAGCTTCTGAGACAACATCTGCGGCCATACCTCCAAGAGTCTTGGCAACTTTCTTAGCGCCTTCCTCTTTGTACATCTTTGCGGCAGGGCTATTCTTAATCTTGTCTGTAAACTTTTTAGGACGATCGTCGTCCCCACCTACCGCTGTCTTAGCCATTTACTTCTTCTTTTTATTCCTAAGTGCGGCTAGATCAGCAGCATCAATTTTCTTTGGGTCGCCAGCTTTTCCAGCAATCTTCTTTTGCTTTGGAGATAGTCCTTTAGCAGCAGACTTCTTTCCTTTACCGTATCCGGCTTGACCTTTTTTCTTTCCACATCCACATATAGCACACATTAGTAGTTTGCTCCCATCTGATTAGCTTCCATATCAAATACAGGGTACTTGCGAGCGCGGCTAGACGCGGTGTCTCCTACCGGATTAACCTTGTTAGCTTCCTCTGAGTTTACAAAACCATAGTTGTAGAACGGATGAAGGCCATTGCGGTTAGCGTTGGTGATGTCTTCTCCGCTTCCTGAGGCAACAGTCGTGTTAGGGCGAGCCTTACGATACTTGCCGTCCGTTGCTCCCTCAGATAAGCTCTGAGTAAGTGAGCGTGATTCGTTAGTTGCCATTATTTACCTTCCTTAGGTGCTGGAGACTTAACATTAGTTTCTTTAGCTCTGCGATATAAACCGCTAGGACTTTGTAAATCTTTAGTTTTAACACTCCATGGGTCAGCGGCATGAGCCTCGTTATCAGCTTTAGCTGAGTTACTAGCTCTACCAAAAGCTTCCATAGTTAGCTGATGAGTCCGTACAGACTTAGCTACACGACGACTATCTTTCTCTCTACGCATCATTGCTTGCGCTCCGATCTAGGTGTGCGTACGACTCTAGAACCAAACGAAATCTGTGGTCCGCCTCGAGTCATTCCCATGGCCTCTGCAGGGCGACGCTCGTTTACTTGACGAGCGTGGTGCTTAGAAATGTGTGCGACATCCGCCGGAGTTACTCGACCAGACGGAGTCTCTTCCATCATTCGACGGAAGTAATCTTCGCTGTCCTGGAACTTAGCCTGACGGCGGTTGTCCCGTTCTCTGCGTGGTGCGCTCATTTTGTTTTCTTCTTTCCTGCAAGTTTCTTATCGTCTTTCTTAGGCTTTAGATCCTCAGCGGTCTTGAGCTTAAGAGGGACTACCTTGTAGCCCTTACTAAGAAATCCGTCTACCTTCTTGCCAGCTTTCGCTGCTTCTGAGGACTTCTTCATAGCCATAGTTTCTCCTATTAGTATTCCTGTGTATGGTTAAAGTTTGCCGCCAGGCGTACTTCTACGCTGTTTATCTGTGGCTACCCCACCAGATCTCCAGCTAGCCGCTTTACGTACTCCAGTGCTGGGTTTGGTGTTCTTCTTAACTGTTTTAGTTATACGAGGACGAATAACCTTTTTTGTTCTAGCTGTAAATTTCTTGCTGCTACGGTATCTGGAGATGGCAGAAGGATCTCCAGGATGTAAGTTCATTGACTGTCTAGATACCCAGGGAGCATCCCGTACTACTTTGTCCCAGGTCATTGTAGAAAAACTGCCTATAGCAGTCTGAGCAACCCTAGGTCTTTTAGCGCCCTTAGGTGTAGCAGTTTTGGGCATCCTAGGCTTTTTAGGCTGTTGAGGTTTTCTCATCGACGTGGCCCCATAGCAGCTTTAGCTTGCTTTGCGTACTCTTTATTTCTGCACTGTGGGCATAGTCCTGTAGATCCAGAGAATAGCTTTTCAACAGGAGTCATAAGGCCATCGCATCCTGGACAGAAATCGCTATTGTTGTAAAAAGTTGGGATGCTCAATTGAACGCCTCCGCTAGAGCATCTTTTTGAGTCAAACCGTTTAGAGAAGTCAAGAAGTCGCCGTGCTTAAATACCATAAAAGTTGGGAAACTAGACACACCATTTATCTCTAACGCGTCGGATTCTTCCGAGTTAATACGAATTACCAATATGTCTGGATTGTCTGATTCAAATTGATCCATTATAGGATTTTGTTGCTGGCAGTAAGGGCACCAGTCTGCGTAAAAATACCAAAGTTCTTTTCCTTTTAATGCCGGATTTATATACTCCATTACCAAAATCCTTGTCCTTGTGCGTTACGCAATGTTCCTTCGTACCCAGCTTTAGAAGCAGTAAAGTCAACTCTTTCTGGCTGGAATTCCTCGTCAACATTCATGACATCAGTTATAGATAGTGCCCGGGTTCTGTAACCAAATCGTGGTCTAAATGGATCTATCTGAGGCAGATTAGGGCGTACAACCCCCTGTAGCTCCGCTCCAGGCATAGTAATAGAATTAAGAGCCTGGCTTAGAAGACGTTCTTGTACTGACCCAAATGGGCCCATATAGTCATAACGAATACCGACTTCTTCTTGGTCGGCAACAATTCCGCGTGGCTTACTGCGGTCGTAAATTGAGTCTTGTGAGTTCATTTAGTTCCATTTTGGACGTAGGTGAGCGAACTGTTGGCCCACTCTAGGGTTGAACTCAACTGGCACGTTTGAAGATACGTTAGCCTTACCATCATTAACAAGCTTGGTATTTAAAGCTAAACCTGGATTTGGAGCATAACGACGAACCATCATGTTGACGGCCCCTTCGTTCTCTACAACTGAATATAAATTTTTATTTAATCTGCGATCTGGTTTAAGATCTGCAGGCCACATGTATTGGGAAGCATCTATGCGCTCGCCCTTGTGCACACCGCGTTGATACCCGCGTTGGTTTTGTCTAGACTTTAAAGAATCTAAAACTGAATCTGATACTGAATACGGCTTGCCTTTATCGTCACGTCGTGAACGTATAGTTCCTAAGTAACCGTCTGGATACTCAGCTTCTGGAGTACGGCCGATACCCATACGCTCGAAGTCGAGATCACTTCGAGGCACAACCGGAGTACCCCCGCCACCGGTGGTGGCGTAGGCACCCAGGTATCCATTAGCACCTAGGTATTGCCAGTTTTGATGTGACTGAGGCATACCCTAAGTTTACTTCTATTTGCCCTTAGCGGCTTCCTTAGCTGAAGCTTTTCTTGCTTCGTCTGCAAGCTTTACAGAAAGCTCTGCAGCTGCAGCTGAGGCTACTCGACCAAAAGCCGGGTCCTTCTTGTTAGCCCAACGTAGGACTGTAGGAATTGCGGAAGACCAGAGAGCATTAGCTACTAGTATCCACTCATCGAAGCCAAATTCTAGGGGAGAAGCTACCCCGCTAGTTTGAGCCACGATCATGACAGCGCCGATTACCTGACCAATCAGGTTACGGAGGTATGATTCAATTGCTGCTTTATTCATTTATCTTCCTTGCTAATCAACAAGCGATGAATTTCATCGACCTTGTCTTTAACTGATCCTCCACCGTTTGGTTTAAGTTCAGTTAAATATTCTTTAACTAGTCTCTTAACAAGTTTAGCTATTCGTAATTCTATAATTCCCAAAAGTGTTAGGGTTCCTATTACGATAGAAATAGCTAGTTGTGTGTCCGTCATTACATAAAGTCCTTTTAAAAAATAGTGGGGCTAATATGATGCATATAATGCAACACATTAACCCCACTGTGACGGTAAACGCGTAAGAATTTACTTGGCAGAATAAGTAAACTCTTGGCCGCGGTAGAGGGTTTTACCGTCGTCTATGTGCACCAAATCCACGTGGAATGATCCCTCTGGCTTGTAGGTAATGACAGCCATTCCCTGCTGCCAATTCTCGTAGTACGTAACAGGGCGCCCATCAATGCCAACTGCGCCTTTAACGCTTGGCACTGCGCCATCAATTCTGCATAAGCAACCAGGACTGATAGCCATAGCTTTAATTCTTCCGGCTCTGTCGAACGTAGTCTTTGATTGGATCTCTTGACGATGTATATGGCCAAACACAGTTGAGATGTGCGGCATCTCGTTTGTGTATTTCATAGCTGTGCTTCCTCCGGAGTTAACTTTATCTCCATGAATTGCACGAAGGCTGTCGTTAATCCACCACATTCCAGCCGGGTATGCGTCAATATATTCAACATCTAGTTCATCTAGACGAAGCAAATAAGGTAATGACATTACCGGCCAAGAGTCCGGGACATTTGCTCTGCGAAGCCCAAACGCAGAAAGCGCATTGGCTTGCACAAACTTTTGCATGCGTCGATCATGATTACCTTCTAATACAACGATTTTCGCATCTGGAGCTGCGGCACGCTGCTCACCTAGGAACAAATGTCCTCGATCTATTGCATGCTGAGTTGTGAACGCAAATGCTGCTTCTTGTTCGTACTTACCTTGAGCAGGTAGATCTAAAAAATCTCCAAGGTTTACTACTTGATCTACTCCACCGTCATGCTCTAAAGCATTAGTGACTTGTAAAGCAACGTCCATAGCTGCGTCGTCGTGAAATGGGTCTAGGCCCGTATCAAACTGTCTAAAACCTATTTGAGGATCAGGAAGGATTACCGCTTGTTTCCAACCTCCAATTAATGCTGGAGCCTTTTTTGGTTTCGAAGGGGTCTTAATTACTACTGGCTGAGCTTGCTGTACTACCGGCCACTCAGGTCCTTGTTCCCACTTAGGGCTAATCTGTATGCCAATTAGATCCTTAGTCTGTATTTCGCCGTCAGCATCTTTAGCTGCGGTTTGATAAAGACTTACTCTGCTGATCTTACCGACTTCATCTAGATCAATATTGTTTCGATCTAGTAAATCTTTAATTGCTCCAAGAGCATCTTTACTAGCGTTATCTGCCCTAAAATTTTTTATGGCATCGCCTATGTTTAATTCATCCATAAGCAAGAACATCCTTTCATTCTATGTTTACGGATGGTTTCAACTGATACAACAAACCCAATAGACCTTAAAAATAGCCTTAATTTATGGTTTGAAATAGGATCATCAAATAAAAGACTTTCCGCATCCTTTTTATCTTGCTCAGAAAGTTTTGAAATCCATTCGCCAACTAAGCAAGTCTTAACTTCTTTTATATTGTTTTGTTTCTTAAAATCTGCCAAAGCATCTGCCAGCATTTCTTCTCCGTTCGGTGCACGAAATTAGAAACCGGTATGGGAAGGTCCCATACCGGTATCTATACTACACGTTCTTAGTAGGAGGTTGCAACACCGTCACTGAAGTTAGGGTTGGTGCGGTTTACAACAGAATTAAACTTTCTGCCGTTAGCCTGGGTTGCACCAGCTTCAGGACTTGTGGCCTTCAAGTAGGAAGTCTTGATGCCATAGGCTGCACCATTACGGTCACGTCCTGCAGGAACATTCTTACGAATGCCTACTGGCTGAGCGTATGGATCGCCGGCTGCGGTATTCTTCTTCTTAACAAGAGTACCTTTTTTTGGAACGCCAGCAGTGAACTTTACGCCATCCTTATTCATAGGAGTGCGTCCTTGTGCTGCCATGCCTGCCAAAGCTTCCTCTGGACTTGGAATAGATGATTTTGCCATATTCTTTCCTTAAGGTTAGAGTTGAGATCTCACTCTAAAGGTACCTCAGCTTACGCTGATTGTAAAGACTATCGCGGAGATTTGTCCGTCACGAGAGTCTACAGTGGTAAATCCTGGTCTACAGGTAAGATCTAGCCCCCTGGGAGCTACGTATCCACGTGCTATAGCTATGGCTTTTACAGCCTGATTTACAGCGGAAGCACCTACTGCACGTAACTTAACGGTTGGGGATTCATATAGGGCATGGGCAATAGCCGAGCCTACGGACTGGGCATTGGAGCCCGCGCTTACACGCAGGAACTTATCGTCCTGCTCTTTAGTTTCACTCACGAGTTGTATTCCTTTGGGTTCGAGTTATGAGCGCCCTCAGGAATTAGAGTACGGGTTTCTCCCTATATTTTGGGTCTAAAAGCTTAGTAATAACTTCCTTCTCATATGCAGTATCAGCTCTGCCTGTAGCTATCCTAGCTAGGGCGTAGGAGTCAGCCGCGTTATCGTCGGTAAACTCAACATCCCACTTCTTAAAAACATTTAAAAGTATTTGATTCTTTTTGATTCCCTGACCTTTGCCAGTCACGTATTTCTTTAACATAGCTGGGGCAACGATAAAGGGGTACCTAGCCTCTGTCTCATATAACCAGGATCTAAGCTCAAGCTTTACCAGGGCACCTATTTCCCCAGCCATATGGGCCATCTGAGCCCCGTACGCGTAGCCTTCCATAGCTGATCCTTGTACGTTGGTAACAGGCTCAAAAACATTCTGTCCTATGTATAAGGCAATATCTCTGAGTCGTTCCACTCCACGTAATGGGGAAGTGTAAACAAAGGTCTTGTAGAGAGTGCAGTCTTTACTAATTATCGTTATAGCGAATCCACTATAGGACTGATCTATCCCGATATATTTTTCTATTGACTTGTCAGTTAGATCAAGCCCACCATCAAATATTGGGTTGCGAGGCACGCCTTGCTCTCTCTTCTATAACCATTTGAACGGTACCAAAGTAACCTGCACCATCAACTAGGTTATCTCGTTTAGGCATATAAGCTTCTCTAGCTAATTTCACTCCGACCATACAGAGTCCGACTTGTTCAGGAGTTACTTGGATTCCTAGAACTACAGACCAGATAGAAGCGATACGTCCAAAGTTATCTAAAGGATGATCGTAAGTAGCATTTCTATCTCCAGTGATGAGGCGTTGAGCTTCTTCTAAGACTGTTTCACTATGTAGTGAATTTTCTAACTCTTGAACGGAATCCACCACCGTCCGAAGTTCTTCTTGTAAGTTCCCGGGATACCACTTGGGAGTCTCGTTCGACATTCTCTGCCCTCGTTTCTATCATCTTTCTAAAAGCATACTTTGTATCTAAATCTTCACGCAACTCGATAACCTTTGGATCTGAAGCTATCTTAGCTTTAGTAACAGCAACTCTATCCGCCTTACTATCAGTCCAGTTAGCAAGCATAGAGTGAGCTTCATGAGTATCTAACACTCGTTCTGCCTCACGCTCATTTATAACGGCTATAGCTCTGGCTCCAGATAAATGATCATTCCATTGAGTAAACTGAACAAAGAGGTCCATCAAACCCTCGTCATCTAATTCAGTGATATCTCTGGGCAGATCGGGAATAGGAAACTCTGGTTTAGCCGCAAGGGTTACTCCCAAGGAGTTCAGTGACTCTAAAACTTTTCTACTAATAGACATCCCTACCACCTTTTTAGTTTTCTAAACAGTTCTCGATAAGCGTGGTTAATACTACTATGCTTTATCTTGTTGTGCTGTTCGATGACTTTTTCCTGGCTATCTACAACAACGCTAGACCACATGGAGTCCCAGTTTTCTCGTTTGAATGGGATCATCTGCACCATAGGGGTGCCTTGTTTTATAACCCCTTTAAAACCCTTAGTAACAAAAAAACTTAAGAATCCAGAAGACGCATAGGAGTCGGTATCAATTATCCCAGACATCGCATGTATAGGTGTAGGGAGTTGATGTATGGGGTTAGTAAATAACGTACTATAACCTTCAGGAGTTTCTATCGCCCATAAAGGATTTACTCGCATTACTTCTTTATGGTATTTACTTAGATCCATAGGGTAGTTATTATATTGATGGTAGTGGTGGTCGGTCAATATCTGAGGGGTGTAATCCCACAAAGATTTATCTTCTAACCAAAAATCTAAAAAGTCTGGATTAGTTGCATCTACATGGACATCTGCGGGCATCACATACATGTAACCGGCAGTCATAGCGTCCAGTATAGGCATGCACCTTTTTATAGTTGGGTGCTTTTCATCTCCAAAGTCTTGCTCTCTATACCAACTAGGAACAATATTACTAGCTCGTACTGGCTTTACATCTAGGGCAAAGGGTACGGAACTAACCGGATGAAACTTTATCTCCATCATTCTCCCCTATATGGAGAGCAACGCTTGCATCCTTTTGCAGGATCTTGATTGCATACTGGAGGCCTATCGTTATCAACTGCCCAAACTACATCTAAAGCAGCTTCAAATAAAGGCTCTACAAACTCTGGGGCATAGGAGACTACGAACTCTTTATAATCCTGTGTAGCCTTTAACTCATAAATAAAAACTATTTCTTCTGGGGCAGACTCAAACTCCCCAGTCTCTACCATCAAGTGTGCCAGGTGTAGGTAGACCTGCCCTTGAAGTATGTGACCTCTAAATGGGTTACGAATATTTTTCCATGCGCTGTCTAGATCTGCACCGCCAGAGAATAATGCTGGAGATTCCATGCGTATGGTTCCAGGCCCTATGGACTTAACTTCAAGCAAGAAGTCTTCTCCTAAGCCCTTTACCCAGCCATCTGAATGGCCCGATATTCGATGCTTATCACTATGTAAAGGAACTTCTAAATAATCAAGTCCTTCTGCAGCTGGCTCGTCAGATTTAGCCCAGTTGCCTCTAGTTCCCCAAACACCGTAAAGAGCCCCTATATCTGCAATGTAGCCCTGCCACTTTTTATGTATGGCATGGCCCTCATCAAATATAGAGCGGGTGCGAAGGTTAGGCCGTTCTCTAGTCTCAACATAGTTTCCTTTGAGAGCATGAAAAGCGGCGAGCGCACACCATTCACTCTTTACGAGGTCTGATGGATGAATGACGTCTTGGCGACGAGAATCAAATGGTCTAAGAAGAGTATGGCGTTCGATAGCACCAAGCAAACGTGTCTCACGCTTACCGGCATCTAGGTACGCTTTTAGTTCTCCGAATTTAGCCACTTATTTCTCCTGAGTTTCTAGCCACTCGTCGAGTGATAAACCTTTCTTTTGGTACTTGCGCTTCATAGCATTTCGTTCTCTGTGGCTCATGCCACCAAAGATTCCATGAAGCTCATCGTTTTGTATCGCTTCTTTTAAGCATTCCTTGCGTACCGGGCACGGTGGACGACCGTCTCTACCCCAGCATATTGCTTTAGCTCTGTCAGCGATTGGCTTGTATAACGCTTTGTCTCTCGGTGGAAAGAAGATCTCGGTGTCTTCGCCACGACACTTCGCATCATATCTCCAAGCCCAGGGAAGACCATCCCTGTTTTCCAATTAATCTCCTTGTATAGAGTTACGTAGTTCAAAGAAATCCTCCTCTCCCAATATCACATAGTTTTCTCCGTCAAGGTGAATGCCTAATATTGGAGTACGTCCATCTAGTATGGCTTCTTTAGTAATCTTTTTAAGAACTTCAGACTTAATAGTGACCTGTTTCTTGCCGGTCCACTTATGTTCTATCAAAAGTTCTTTATTCCTAACGTCACCTTTTCTAGACCAGAACGCTCCAGAAGCAGCATTTACTGATCCACCGATAACCTTAGCTAGTCTCTTCTCGTGCTTACGAGATTGTTTCTGACCCTCAGTCTTCACTATTGATAGCCAGTACAGGAGAGTTCTTTAAGGTATCCATAACAGCAGAACTTAGTTCAGCACTAAGATCTAGCTCTTCTCGCAGAGAATCAATCAATGCTTGAGCACCTTGCCACTTGCGATCGCCGTAGTACATCCACCCTCCACGGCGGTCTACTATCCCATTCAAGATAGAGAGAGCGACAATTTCCTTAGCTCTATCATACTCCCCTGCGCTGATAATTCCTCCGTCCGAAAAGTAAAAGTCCAAGTACGCGGTCTGCTGGGGTGGGAAAGTCTTATTTTTAATAGTTCGTACCCTGATAGTCTGTCCGACACGCTTCTTATCCTGTCCTGTTCCGGCTTCTAGCCACTCATCTCTCTTAACCTCACAGCGGATGCTGTAGGCGTAATCCTTACCTAAACCTCCAGGAGTAGTACGGGGATCTCCGTGCATAACTCCGATCTTCATACGGTATTGGTTGATCATAAGTCCAAGGACTGGACGCTCTTCCTCAACGAGGTCACGTTTTGTTGCAGCTGAGACCTTACGGAAAAACTTATTTGTGAGCATAGCGCCTCGTCCGACCGTAAACTCTTCCATGCTCTTTTCATCCTCCGCCGAAGGGACAAGCGCAGGTAAAGAGTCGACGACAACCATATCAACAGACTTAGACTCGCAAAACTGAATAACAGAATCAAAGGCATCCTCCATGCTATTTGTTTCTACTAATAAAACACGATCGGTATCTACGCCACATAGTTGAGCGTACTTAGTATCAAACTGCTCAGCCGCAATCCAAACTACAGTAAAGTCAGGATCTAAAGCTTGATTAGCAGCAATAGTTTTTAATGCTAGTGCGGTCTTGCCATGAGACGCTTCTCCAACTACTTCAACCCAATGATTCATGGGCCAACCCCCGCCAAGAACTACATCTAGAGTCAAAGACCCTGTAGTAATTCTTTTTGGAGCTCTAGTCATACTTGCAGGAACAACAGTGTTGTTACCTAGCTTCTTATTGATAAGTGCTGCAATCTTTAATACTTCGGAGTTAAGCGCCATTAGCCAAGCCTTTCTACAATTACATTTGGATTAAAACCAGATCCTACCGCAGGTTGTTTAGCTGGTCGAGCCGGCGCACCATCAGTAGGTATTCCACTTCCAGTGCCAGATTGAACTAGTGGGTACCCACAGTCATAGCACCTCTTCAAACTCGTTCCTTGAGGAGCCATATAGTTTCCAGAGTTACATCCTGGGCAACGATCTACCTGTCTAGCACTCGTCGCTTTAGTAACTACTTGATCAGCTGCAGGATCATATGAAACAGGGATGTTCTGCTTTGTGTACGCATACGGAACTGGTTGGGGCGGAGCAACCGGGGGAACCGAGGGTACGTTGGGTTGAGATAGTTTTTTAGACCACCAGTCATTCGTCATTTGAGACCACCTTTGTTTCTATTAATCCGAGTTCTATAAAAGTAGATAGGCACGATACGGATGCCGACATTGATATTAATTTAAATAATCTAGTAAGTTCTTCGAAGTTATCTGGATCTGCAAACTCTCCCAGGTCATCATTAGTAAGTATGTAAGCTGAAGCAGAAACCCTAGCCGCAATATCTGCATGAGCGTCTATAAACGGCATCAAAGCATCAAACTTATCTAGACGTTCTTCGCTAGCCCTGACTTCCATATCATGGACTTCTTCAGAGATTGGGGGGAGACCCATAAGATTAGATATCTTTTCGGAATCATTAAAGATTGAATCATAAACTACTTGCCTAATTAATATTGGCAACGGTAAGTCTATAACTTTAGTTATTAAACGATACTTTTTTCTGCGCTTAAAAGGCCACATTACTTTGCCTCTCCCCAACGAGAAACTACTTTAACGTCGGCAATCATAGGTACTTTCAAAGCGTTTATACCTTCCATAGCCTCTCGTATGGCTTCAGCTGTGGCGTCTGCCAGACTATTAGGGGCAATAGTAACTAGTTCGTCATGTACAGTCAAAATCAGGTGAGAGTCCTCAGGGATCATATTTCTAGCCCTAACCATAGCAACCTTTATTAGATCCGCAGCTGAGCCCTGGATGACCGTATTAAACGCCTGACGTTCAGCCCTAGCGCGTTTCCATTGCTCTCTTGAGCGCAGATCGGGTAGATATCTTCTTCTCTTGAGTAAAGTGCTGGCAAAAGGTATTGGAGACTGTCTCCGGCACTCGCTTATAACCCGCTTCTTGTAGAGATTAACGGCAGGAAATTTATGTGAGAAGGAGTCTAAAAGGTTCCTAGCTTCGGTGAGAGTACAGCCAATTTCACTAGCAATTTTGTCTGGACCTACACCATAAGCCAAAGAAAGAACAAGAACCTTTCCAGCCTTTCTGTCGACTCCCATGGTATTTCCAATCGCCGTGTAGATGTCTTCGCCGTTTTTGTACGCGTTGACCATTGTTCGATCCTGGCTAAACGAAGCGATGATTCGAGGCTCGATCTGGCTGTAGTCCGCGACTACTAACTGATGCCCCGGGGGAGCCACAAAAAGGTTTCTAATTGCCTTTCCATTTGCCGTATGTGGGGCAGGAACATTTTGAAGATTAGGGTTTCTACTAGAGAAGCGGCCGGTCTCGGCTCCATACTGAACAAAGTCGGTGTGAACCCGGTTCTTGTATAACAAACTCTCTTTAGCTACGACCTTTGACTTACCGGCGAGCGTACGAGTTATATCTCCACCTAGATAAGGAATGACGTACGTGGTTAAAAGCTTATTTAGATCTGAATAGTTCATAAGGCAATCTACTAGAGCATCACGGCCCCTGAACTTCTCCATAGCAGGTTCCGATACGGAGAAGTCATGGACCGTGAGCGGAACTCCCTTTTCGGCGTGTGCTTTGCCAGCAGGAGTTAGCACTGTCGGTTTTATGCCTCTTCCGCCTTCTTTCTTAGGCGTGAAAAGAAGGCGTTGTTTCTCAGGAACGGAGTTAATGTTAAATGCCTTACCAGCTAAAGAATAAATTTGTGCTTTCGTGTCTTCTAACTGTTTCTCTAAATCTGTCTTTAACAGTGAAAGTTGATCTACATCTATATCTGCTCCCCGCAGTTCCATCTCACAAATTACTTGAAGCACATCCATCTCAAGAGCAAAGATCCCTAAAAGACCGTCAGCCTTTAATTTGTCTGCATAGTGAAGGTAAAGCTTCCAGGTCCATTCAGCATCAAGTCCTGCGTAAGTAGCTACCTCATCAAAGGAGTGCTTTTCAATTTCTTTTCCAACACCTTTAACCATATCGTAATCAAACTCACGCTTTAGACAGTCGTCTAAACCAAGCCCGATGCGATTCATATTGTTAAGAATAAAAGCAGCGTTTAAGGTACAGAAGAAGCCTGGTTCAGGCAACCCACCTATGTACTTAGAAACGCTTTGTAAGTCAAACTTTAGATTGTGCCCACCCTTTACCTTATCGCTCTTAAGTAAAGGCTTAAGAGCCTTGAATACTTCTCCAGGAGTTAATTGAGCAGGAGGTTCTGAAAATACTTTGGTGGCTTTCTTCTCATCTTTACTATAGTCCTGAGGACGGAGCTCCAAACCCTTTTCTAATCTGAGTTGAGCTGAGGGAAGAAGCGGGAAGTCAGTTCTAATATATTCGCCATTGGGATGGCCCATAGGTATTACATCTACGCGATCGTAGGTTGCTAATGCTATCCACACGACTTTATTCTGTCGCGGATCTCCTCTGTGGGATCCTAGAGTTTCTACGTCAAATACAAACGCATCTACTTTATTGTAGGCGTCGACAACTTCTTGCAGTTGTTCTTGATTATAAATAACCCTCATTTAAACCTCCTTGTTAGACCGAGAGCCTTGGAAAAGGAGGGGGGAGGAAACCAAGGCCCTCGGCGATTAGTGAGAGATTACTGGCCAGCGAGAATTTCTTTTGCTATCTCTTCAAGCTCAGTCTTAGAAGCAACGCGTAGTGCGTCAGGTCCAAGAGGCTTAAGGCTTGATAGCAATTGAGATGCTGCGGCAGGATCGATCTCCCAATCCTCAACAAGGTCACGCTCTTTTACGGGCATGATTGAGTAGGAAGTTTTAGTTCCTTGACCAGACTTGCTGACTGCCCAGTAAATATCTGGACGATCTAGCGGACCGGTTTTCTTATCTGCGTTCAGTTTTTCTAACTGACCACATAGACGGACACCAACTACCATGAGTTGTACTTGAGGTTCTTCCTCAAGATCAGTTAGGTTTACAACAGTAAACGCAAACTTCTGCTCAGGCTTGTTGCCTACTCGGCATAGTGGATCTCCATCCCAACCAATAAAGGACTTCTTACCAGGGCGATTTACCCAGTGTTGCAAAAAGCTCATAGGTTCTGCGGATAGGAACTTGATAAGCTGAACATTCTCTTCAAACTTGAAGTCAGCTGTATAAGTTTTGCTGGCGTTTGCTACTGCTTTCTTAGCAGCAGACCAGCCGGATTGAATGATTGAAGATCTTTCGGGAAGTTCGTTTTCATCTTCAGTTTCAAAAACGTCGTCTGAAACAACTTCTTCAAGAGTTTCTTCAGCAACATAGGTATTTACATTTGGCGCATCTTTCTTGATACGCAGTGAACTTGCTTGAACGCCCATTTGGGTAGTTCCTTTCTTTTCCATAGCCATTGGCATTATTCTGTTTCTTCGTTATGAATCTTCGTCCAGTTCTCCAGTAACTCTACTGATAGATCTGAATGTTGATTCCAATCAATCCGTGGAGCCTCTAAGAGATTCCGGGATTGAAAACTAGTTATTGTGGACTCAATAATAGCACGGCTATACATACGCCAGCCGGGCTCTTTCTTTCCATCCACTATTCGGGCTTTTAATCTGTAGGGAGCTCGAGGTATATATCCTTTTCTTTCCCATAGACGAATAGTAACAAGCGGTCGATTTAACGCAAGACAGAGAGATCCTGCACTAAACAGCTCGACGCTTTTACCATTTGGAAGCATCTTTAATTTACCCTGTGCTTCCCAGCCTTCCTTTTCTTCTTTCTTTTTAGGGTCAGGAAAAGACATTGACTTGCGTACACGTTTCGACCCAGGATAAAACTTGTCGATGTTCTTAAATAGCTCGTCAATGCTGTCTGACATATTAACTCTTTGTTGGTACGAATGCCCAAGTAATTTTCTTAGGGAACATAGTGTCTATGTCCTCTTCGCTTAGCTTTCCTTCATAGAGTGCAGCCATTACTTCATCTTCTGCAATTGTAGGGACAGCCTTTATGCAACGTTCTGCTAATCCTTTTTTAGTAAGAATTAGAATAGCTGCATCCATATCTAAACCTTGAGATACTCTGCGTTGACGCTGAATAGCGGTATAACCGTCAACTTCTTCGGGGAGCTCTACACGCACATGGCCACGATCATCTTCCTGGCCGTGCTCGATTACATACTCTGAGAGTTCTTCTTTAACTTTACTGTGTTCTTTTGAGATCGAATCAAGACGATTTTTTAATGAAACGAACTCACGGAACTTCTGTATAAGAGGATTTTCTGTAGCTATTGTTCTAGATGGTTTTGCGGTTTTTGGCACGGTTCCCTCCTTGGATCCCTTTTTATTCTGAAGTGTATTCCTTCAGAGCCTCAATAATAACATCAGTAACAGTACGGTTGTCAAGTGCGGCTTTTTCCTTTACCGCATTCCACAACTCATCAGATACCCGAATGGTACGGGTAGGCGTCTTTGGCGAATTAGGCAAGACAACTCCTTAAACTATAGTCGACTGTAGGAAGGCCCGCAAACTACCGGCAGTGAGGTTTACCCCACCTTTGTCGTTTATACCCTGACCGTCTACCACAGCGTTTGCTACGGCATTTTTTTGTTCCAGCATGGCGTGCTGGCGTTCTTCTATTGAGCCGTCTATCAGTATATCTTGAATGACTACGGACTTCCAGGCGCTAGAAGCTCTCATAATTCTACCGTTTCTTTGGGTAGCTAGCCCGGCATTCCAAGGCAAATCGTAATTTATCAGCATGTTGGCCTGAGGCAAATCTACGCCATATCCACCTGCATCTGAGCTTATTAGGACTCGACATTCAGGGTTAGTTTGAAACTCTACCTTAGAAGCCTCTTTAGTCTTCGCATCCATCTGACCTGTGTAGGTAGAAGACTTGTATCCCTTTTTAGCAAGGGCCTTTGCGATGATGTCGGTCATCAAAACATAGCTGGTAAAGATAACTACTTTGTTTCCCTCATACTCGTCTAAGAACTCGTCAACAAAGTCTATTAGAACATCCAGTTTAGGAGCAGACTTTAAATCCTGGAGCATTCCAGCCTCTTTTAATTCCCACGCGTACTTGGATCCTTCATCAGTCATAGCATTAAAAATATCCGCCGAATGTCTTAGCAGATCTGGATGATCGCAGAGCATACGAAGCGCAGTCAGTTTAGACATGATCTTTCCTCGTAGCTGGTCTCCTATCCCACCTTGATCACTATTGTCTCCGTAATGAGAGAAGAGATCAAAGCGCGGACCAAAAGAGTTAAGTGCTTCATCTAGATCGTCTAGAACCTCTGTAACTATCTGTCGATAAAGCACAGAAGACTTGCGGTCAAACTCTACAAGTATTGGCTCTGCCCGTATTTCTTCTGGAAGAAACGGTGCCACATCTGGATCTGATTGGCGCTTTCTAACAATAGCTTTAGCCAAAGTCTTGTGAAGTGTGGGAAGGTTTCTATATCGCTCAACCCCACCAAATTGATTCCTTACAATAAAAGTAGAATCAAAAAGATCAAACCTACCCAGCACTCGTGAATCTACAAACTGCATAATGCTGTAGATCTCTTCGGGCTTTCCATTCTCTACCGGAGTTCCGGTCAGAGCAAACTTGAACTGAGCCTCTAATTGCTTGACGTATCTTGATCGTTTTGATTTGAAAGATTTGATTGCGGTTGCTTCGTCGACAACGACGAATCCTCTTGGGAGACTTGATACATACTGCCAGTCGTTAACAACTTGCTCATAATTGATAATGACGTAATCAATCCCATTTTTACGCCACTCGAACGCAGAGTGGTATTGCTCTGCTCTTTGTTCCTTTGTTCCATCCACAACCAAAGCTTTAGAAGATCCACCGGTAAATTTCTCAATCTGGGACTCCCACTGATATTTCAGGGAAGATAGGCAGATAACTATACCGGGTTCTGTGATCTGTCCACTATCCATAAGCTGCTCAATTGCGGCAATAGTGAGCACAGTCTTACCTAGACCTAGGTCATATGCGACAAGCATTTTCTTTCGCGCAATCATTTTGTTTACAGCTTCGGGCTGGTAAGGAAGAAGAGTTCCAGTAAAAGTCATTTGATAGCCATCCTCCCTAGAACACAATGTTTGGCATTCTCTAGACCCCAGTCTATCTGATCTAGAGTCAAATCGCCAATGTCCTTTTTGTCCGAATCCCCGTAATTAAAGAACCAACACTCGATTCCTAGCTTTCTAAAAGAATCTAATAAAAAGTTACTAGCCTTTATGCCGGCTGGATCGTTGTCCATAGCAATTACTAGGGTCTCAGCTCTACGCATGATCTCAATCTGATCTGCGCTAACTATTGCTCCACAGGTAGCCACGCCGCCAGAGATGCCCAAAGATTTTAATTTAACGGCATCTAAGGGGGATTCAACAACAATCATCTGCCCTGACTCCCAGATATCTAAACCAAATAAAGTTTTTGATTTTGGGATGCCTGGAGGACGGTTAAAAAATCTTCTAGATATGTGGCCCTTCTCCTGCCATCCCAAAAGTTTTTTATGGTCGACTGAGCGTATAGGCAGGACCCAAGTAGAGTCAGACTCTCTCCACCTAACCCCATACAAGTTGCAGGCTTCAACAGTCAGGTCACGATCTTTAGCCGCCCATTCAGGCACATCCTTAAAGATTGCTAACCGAGCCTCGCTCATAGGAACTAGCTTGGGCAGATGAATGTAGGTTTTTCTAGCCTCATCTAACTGCTTGGATAACAGCTCCCAATCTACTTCTACATTCGATCTAAGCCATTGTTTGGCCTTTTCTAGATCTCCGTACTCTAGGAGATCAGAAATTAAAGTTAATAGGTTGCCTTTGTAACCGCAAGAAAAACAATGATGGGCACCAGTCTCTGAGTTTATGGACCACGAAGGGTTGGCGTCTTCTTTGCCTACCCTGTACTTGTGCATAGGACAAGCAGCAAACAATTCACTACGTCGTTCGGTACTGTCTATACCTAAACGAAGTAAGGCTTTTTCTATGTCCCCTTCTTTATAAAACATTAGTGCCTATCCAAGGGTGTAGGAGCTGTTGCATAGGTTCCACATACAGAGCATTCCATATCTAAAAAGTATGTTGCAATCTCATAGTCATCAAAGCAAGCTTTGACATTCCAGATGTTTGACTCACATACCGGACACTCGTGAAGGATTTCTTTTTCATAATCCATAGACCCCGTGTAATCCGGCTTGAGTTCACGAATAGACTTTTTCATACTTCCTTCTATGGGATCTAAGTCTCTGACGTTCTCTCGGGGTTGTGGCGCCCCATATTCCGTCCAGATCCGCATTAGATATCGCGTAGTCGAGGCAGTCAGAGATAAGAGGGCACTGATTACAGATAGCTTTAGCAGCGTTAACTTTAGCCCGAGCAGTGTAATCTTCCGGAAAAAATAATTCCGGATCTTCTTTTTTACAGAGCTGACGGCCATCATACGGATAATGAAGATCCATATTCCTCAAACCTTCCCTCTTCCCAATCCCAGAGTAGCTCTACTTCCGCAGGGCCACAGTTGCGACTTGCAACAATTTTTAACAATCTAGAAGTGTCATCTGTTTCGTCTTGCCGCTGTAATCCAAATATAACGTCTGAGTCTTGGAAGAAAGATGATGAGTAACCAATGGAATCTGCAGTTACCTGTCCTCTACGCATCTTGTGAGTCAGCACCTGAGTAGTAATAACTATTGGCTTCTCATGCTGTTGTGCGAGGCGCTTCATAGACCTGCTTATATTTGTAAGAGCTAGAGGAGTAGTCATCTCCCCTGTCATCTCATCTACCATCAAGTAAACGCCGTCAACAAAAATAATATCGGGCTGAAGCTTTTCTATCTTTAAAGATAAAGTGCTTATGGTCTGAGCTGACACGGACTCGGTTAGGAAGAAGTTGTGCATGTTCTCCATCTTCTCCAAGGTCCGCTTGTATCGTATTTCTTCTTCAGGCTTAAGTGCCCCACGCATTAAACGACCACTGGAGATGTGAGCACGCATCGCATCATGACGACGTTGTTGCTCTATGTTGCTCATCTCAAAAGATTGGAACATAGGAACAAACCCGTCTTCGTGTACGTTTACTGCCATTTGCATAGCCAGAACTGATTTACCAGTCTTGGGTGGAGCAATAATTGTGATGAGCTGTCCTGGCTGTAAACCAGCAGTAGCAAAGTCCATAACCTGAAAACCGGTAGCCATTCCAAGTAAACCGTTAGGCCTGGTCTTTACATTAAGGTACTCATCAAATCTTTTTAAAGGATCTCTTGTAAGGTTTATATCAGTTACTTGAGATACGCCTTCTTCAGTTAACTTTGCAACACCAGCACCCATAAGAGTGAGAGCTTCGTGATGGTCTCCAGAAGAAATAGCGTCTGCAGCTAACTGAACTACTTCTATAGTCTTCTGACGTTTTCTATATTCAATTAACTGATCTAGAAGATATAAAGAACTATCTTGTACATCTAAAAGCCTGTATGTTGGGAAGTTATCTTTTACTGTTACCGCGGTAGGTACTTCGCTGTACTTCTTCCAATGATCGTGTATGAATCTCCATACAGCTCGGTTATCGTCTACATAAAACCAATCGTCGCGGATACCGCGCTCTAGCAATGGCGCGATGTCTCTATCACGTATGGCTTTTGATATAAGCCGTACTTCGTTATCCGCTGCCACTAAATGCTCCTACCGATATCTATAAATCTGCTGCCGTATCTTAGACCCCTGTCAGGCAAATCCACAACTCCCATTAGCTCTGGCCTATAAGGAAGCTCACGAACCAGGTCTGACACAGACTGATAACAAACGTAGTAATTAAAAGGGTTGGTGCCTAAATTGTCAAGATCGTCTTGAATCTCTTTCATTTCTTTTTTTGTATATCCAAAACCAACCAACTCAAGGACGTAGTTGTACCTATTTGCGTATCTCCAAAATAAAGACAGAGCCTGACGGTTGTAAGTAATCTCTTCTTCAAAAACAGGGATACCAAATACTCGCTTAACGTTAGGCTTTTTATCTATTATGCAATCTAAAGTAACCGCAACTCTTAGCGGAACTTCGTTTGAGATATCCCCCCCTTTCAAGATTAAATAACCTCTATCTTTCCGTACTTCATAAGTAAATTTCTAAATTCATCATCAGATTCTTTTGCTTTTTTTATTGCAGAATCTGGAGTTGCCTTGTCTACCTGTATTGGGAAAACGCCATTAGCTAAACTCGTCTCGCACCAAGTTACGTGTTTGCACTTTTTACGTTGCTTAAAACCCTCACAAGTGCATGAAAGATTTGCCGCCGTATCAGTTAAAACTTCTTCTACTCCTGTAAGACCTAAAAAGAACTGAATGGTTTTCATAGTTTTCTTCTATCCCCTTCCTTGGAAGTAATAACATATGGGAAAAAAGCTTCGTGTGCAAAACTTGCCATAGGACTGCCGTATACGTCTGCCCATTGTTGTAACGGAATGTTTGTTGTGATAATGGTAGGTAGTCCAGCATTAAACCTAGAACGCAATAGAGCGTCAAAAGTATTCTCAGACCAACCCGATACATTTCGGTATTCCTTGCCGAGATCATCGAGGATCAGAATCTTTACGTTTAAGTGATCCGGGTTATCCCCGTAAATGCCGTCTACCAGGGTGGCTTCTAGATCGTCTGAGTCTGGCTCCCATTGACGCTTCTGAAGCCTTAGGAACCTTGGATAGTCTGTAAAGTACGCTGGACGGGCTGGGGACCTTTCAAGAGACCCTAGGACCTCTCTAGGAATGCCCCGTAGAAGCTCCTGGAGGGCCGTAGAGGCCAGAGTAGTCTTCCCGTGACCTGGATTACCGATCAGAAGCAGACCCATACCGCAGGTGGGCTCCCCAACGGCTTTTATGACCTTGCCGGAATTGACCAGATCTATCCACTTCTTGACCCCGTCTACAACATTGCCTTCATAAGGCCGGAGGTCAGAAAGCTCCAACCCAACGGTTTTCATTGGGAGACTAGCCTTGTTGATGTAGGAGCGAATGCTAGGAGCTATAGTATTTAAACTATACATCAGTTGCCACCAAGAAGTTTAAGCATCTTTTCTTGATGAGCCGCAAAGTCATCATCTACATACTCCTTCACCTCAGGTTGGATTACCTTACCGTGAACCGTAGGGTAGAACTGAAAGAATCTTCTGTAAAGTGGATGGCCAACTCCAGCGTCGCTGTAAAGTCTAGGATCGCTAAAGAACATCCGCATAGCTTTTAGTATTGCCACACGTGGAGTTCCTTTGCCAACAAGATCATTAATCCAAGTAGCAAGATATTTGCCGTTAACCTGACTAGGTACGCCGGGAGCGTGTTCTTTAACCAAATCATAAAACTCGCCAATGAGGTCTTTGGTATCCCAGAGATCTTCCGGCTTTTCGTATCGGCGCATCACGGCAGGTGTTGACTCAATCGTAGTCTTCTTGTACTTAGCGTTTCGTTTAGCGATCTTGTCTTCGACTTTGCCCACAGATCCTACTTCGTAGTCCGTGTCTAGTTCTCGCTTCTTTTTTGGCTGAGGTTCATCTATTGGCCAGGGCATAATCTCCTCTCTTGGCGCGTCAGCGCCTAGATTAGAAATACGTAGTATTTCTAATCTATTACTGCTATCTAGCTTACTAGTAGTGCCTGGTTCACCGACGGTCGGGATTCCAGGCATCGGTTGATAATTCCAGTTGAACAGGTCTAAGTAGTGCTGACCCATAGGTGTAAACCGTAGAGTTGTTACCCAACGGCCTCCTGCAACTTGTTCTTTGAATGCTTTGATGTACCCTGTACGCTTCAGCTCTGAGGCTGCAGCTCGTATGGCATCTCTGCCTTCGTTCATGTAATTAGATTCAATAACTTCTTCTGTAGACATGGGTCTGCCCACGGTTGCGTAAACCATCCATAGGGCACGAGCCATACCAGAAAGATATGGGTTTAGATTAGGTGCTTGCATTTTCCCTCCTTAAGCAGATCTTATAGTCGATCGATCCTATTCGGCAAGCCACGCATTTGTCTTACCGACACTCCGGTAAAAGCTTGCTCTACTGCTAGGGATAATGTCAAACCGACAAACGTTGTGGCTAGAGCGTAGACAACCAAGGTATAGTCATGAACTCCTAGAATGAAAGGGAAGATCATTCCACCGAGTAAAGCTACTAAGCCTCGCCACTTTCCAATAGGCAAAATTAAGCCTTCTATGGCGGTAAGAATTGAAGCAGTGGCTAGAGCAGAAAGTACCAGAGTTGTCATGCTTCGACTTTACTCTCTGAAAACTACCCTGTCAACATGGAAGGTATGCCCCGGCTCTGGAGTGTCTACGTCAGCTGTTATACGAACCTCAGCATAAGATGCGCCAATTGTCTCTGCGTTAGTCGCAAAGGTCGCTATATATGCCCAGCGATCATTTCGGCGTAACTCAATAGTTGAGGTCTTAATTAGAATCAGAACATCAAACTCGTCATAGAAGTTTACTGTTATAGTGTAGTCTCCAAAAGCGTCCACGTTTTCTGGACGTATAGCTGCTGAAGCATAGTAACCTCTTTGGCTTTTAACAGAAATATCACCTGAGGTTATACCAAAAGTAGAGCTTGCGGTTGCGTTTACCCTACAAAACGCAGTTCCGTGTGTGGAAGTTTCATCAAATAAGGTACCTCGAGGAATAGATCTTGTTAAGTTCGCTGATATTCCCGCCCAAGATCCTAAATCGTTTTCAAAAGACGCAGAGGGTATTAACGAATCTTCTAGCTCTGGGAATGAAAGAGTACTCTTACCTGGAACAATTGCCCAGGTACTTCCATTAGGCATGACTCTAGATAGAGTTGTGTATAGACGGGCGTATTTATCTGCGTATGTTGTCCAGTAAAGACTTTTTCCACCATTTCTACTCTCGTACTTCATAGCGTACATGTTTACAGAAGGGTTAAGTAGATTAGGTCTTGTAATGGTTTCTGGAGATGCTGGATCTGTAAACTTGCTAGGTATTCTTCCAAACTCAGCCTGTACTCCATCAAAATAAAACACAGCTGCTGCTCCATTACCTGTAGATAAAGATATGGATAGAGTAAACGACGTCTCTCCCGCAGGCAAAATTCTTTTAGTGTGTATTCTTGTCCATTCGTCTTTATTAGCTTCAGTTACTATGAAATTTCCTGCGGCCTGTCCTGTAGTGCTGATGGAGTAGGTTCCCGCCTTATTTCTTACATAGGCTGAAACTACTACATCTTCTCCACCTATTGCCGCATATGGCAAATATACGGTAGTAGACACTTCTCCACCGCCAGCTTTACTTATCTTGCCCTGTTTATTTCCAAATAAAGCTGGAACTTCAGAAACAGAAGTAAGCGTAGATCCAGAACCTGCTGTCCAACCAGTTGTTGTTTCTAAAGAGGGAGTAGGTACGTAATTTAAAACACTCTTAGTTTCCCAACGGCAGTCTTCTATGTCAAAAAAAGTCTCTGTTATAGGAGATATAGGTGTAGGAGCACCGTCTCCGCAGAAAAATGCATCTAGTTCTGAGTTTTGTTGAAATAACGCAGAATCAAAATAAAAGGTGTCGTTTATGTCTGCAGTGTCTATATACACGGACACTTTTGCAATAGGTTTACCAGAATCTTGAGAGAACACTGGAGATATAGAGCTTACAGATATTCTTTGAGCAATTGAGTCTATTTCTGCAGGCGCAGAGTCTACGATATATGGTGTTTGAGCGTAGTATTGCCCGTCTTCATCTGAAAGGATTGTAGTCTGTTCATCAATGCTTTGTGGCACAGAGTACTCAATTCTTGCAATAGCATTATGGGCAGACCCACTAACGTAAATACTAAATGTATAGCTTTTGCCTGGATCTACGGGGATCCAATCGGATACTAAAGCTACTCTGTCTTGATCAGTTGTAGCAGTAAGTTTAACTACGCAGTCTCCGTATACTACGGAAGTAGCTGGGGCATTAAAGTCTTGACTTATGGTTGAGTTAAGAGAATACCAACCACCCAATCCTCCTTCAAAAGTAGGGTTAGGTATTAGGTTTTCAGATTCTCCAGAAACAACTACCTGAACGAGTCTTGCGTCTTGATACTCTAAGCTGTATTGAGCCTCTGCAAATTGAAGCATATCTAGATAGAACTCTACTTGATTGTCTATAGGAGTTAGCAATATATTTAAAGTTGCGTAAGCAGCATCTTCTGGAGCTATTTTTCCATTACGCCCAGCAACAGACCCCGAATTAAATTCTTGCCACGTAGTGCTAACCTGTAACGCAGAGCTGTATGTTTCAGAGGATATTAGCGTTCCAGACCCATCATGCCAGTTAATTCTTGCCTGTACTGAACCTACTTTGTTAGATACCGCACATCTTGTCCAACCAGTGAATAAATATCTTTTTCCTGGAGTTACAGGTATCCCATAAAGCACAGGATTGCTTTCACCTAAACTGAGGGTTTCTGGAGAGTTGTGACCATGAGCTCTAGCAAATGCGTTTCCTCTAGGAGGAAATAAAAGATCGTACAGGCCTGGAGATGGGGCCGTTACCGCTACTCCTAGTTCTGATAAAGAGTTTGCAAAAGTGTGTCTATCAAAATCTCCAACGTCAGCTGTCCACCTACCAGTAGATTCTTCAAAAGAAGAATCGTTATAATCCAGCATCAAGTTGTGCCCAGTTACTACTTCGTTAGTCCAGTGAGTCAAAGCAGTTGTATAAGATTTTACTCCCGAAGGGGTTCCCTTTAAGCTATTAATAATGTTTCCAGAGCCGTATAAAGCTCTGTGATATAGATCGCCAAGAGCAGGCTCATAGCTAAAACCAAGGTCTGTTATTTTATTTTTTAATATAGCAGATGGAAGATACTGATAGTTTGAGCTTTTATACAGAAGTTCAGCCTCTGTTCTAAACTTATCGTATTCAAATGCATAAGCTGATAGTGTGTTATACAGGTCGGAATCTTCTGGCTCACCGGTAGCATCTCCTGGTTCGTTAAGCCAAGATCTAGGAATCCACTTGCTTATCTTATTTAAAGTATCAGTTTGACTTATTAAGACAGCTCTAGCGCTTCCGCAATTAATCCAACGAATTCCGTTAAAGATCCAAAAAGAATAGGTTACTTCTGACCCCTCACTTATGGTGTCAAAATCAATCTTAGACAGACGATAGTTAGTAATAAGATCGCCGTCTACCAAAACACCGTCGTATGGGTTGTTAGGGGCACCTGCGTAGCTCTTAATCAATTTCCAATGAGTGGGGCGACCAACTGTTGCAGAGCCTACCGGATCTATTGTGGTCAGCGGGATATCTGCGTTTGACTTAGTATATGTAAAAGTAGTGGGTGAGAGGATAGAGCTAATTGTATAGTTTCCGTTTGTAGCCTCTAAAGTTCCGCTTATGTTTACTGGAAGGTTCTCAATAAAATTGTGAGCAGACGCAGTGGTTACGGTAACAACGTTATCTTCTAACACAATAGAAACAACCTGGGCAATAATGTAGTCAGCAGGGTCGCTGGTTACAGAACCCCAAACTATAGAAACTGTTTGATAGTCATAGGACCAGGCTCTTAAATTTACGTTGTTATAGACACGGGTGTTTTCTATTTCACCGTATTTGGGTAAGCCGTATGGAGCAAACGAATACTTAGCCATTTACATCCCTGCAAGTAAAAACGGATCAAACCTTACCGCTTCAGCCTGAGCTAGTGCGGTGTTCGCTGTGTTATTTAGTGTGTTGTATTCAGTACTGCCTACGTATAATACATTTGCCGCGTTCACTTTTGGTATGCCTGCGCTGTTTATATTAAAACCCAAAGTGTTATCAGAAGCCCTGGCTTCAAAAATATTAGAAGTTCCAGAAATAGTTTTAATGACTAAGCCGACAGTTCCAGCTGTAGGTTGGATAGCGTCGCCGGCTTTTTTAACGTATGGGCTATTGATACCAGTTCCGCTAACTAATCCAGCTTCAATATTATTGATGCGCTGATCTAAGCTTGTCCACTCAGTAGTGGTAGAGAACGTGCCGGTATAGGTAGAGGTTAGCGGGTTTCCTCCTAGAGCTGTAGCTCCAAGAACTATTTCTAGAGCACGTACTTCGTCCTGGATGGCGTTTACGTGGTCGGCAAGTACGGTATCTACAAGGTCAACCTTGTTCGTAAATGTACGAATACTTGAGGGATATGATGCTGGCATTTTAGATACCTCTTCCTAGTTTTTGGTATTTTCTCACGATAGTCCACCAGTTGTCGTGATAATCAGGTTGTCCGGTAAAAGAAATGGGATTTGGCTAGCGGTTAGGGAAATATTGCCGGCAGAGGCACCGTTGTCCGTATTTAACTTTGTTACGGTTACTGACTCTACACCTTCAATTCCAGCAGCTGTAGCTATTACTTTAGAGAAAGCTATAGATCTTGCAAAGGTGTTTTGTTCAAATGAAAAAAGCTGATTATCGTCTAAGAAAGCTTTGATAAGGTTTAGCTTAACAGTGTTGTTTCTGTAAGACGGGTTTACGGTTACTGATAGTGAAACGTATAAAGGCACATATGTAGGCGGTTGAGTAGTAATAGTTGTTCCAACAGGAACCTTGTCCTGCATATACAGACTTACATTAGAAGCAAGATCTGTCCAAGCTGTTGTTGGGTTTCCACTCTGGATTCCTGGGGTACTAGTGCCGTCATTTTGAGGTTGGATGTAAAGAGTGATGGAGCTATAGACTGCCCCTACCGCGTTTACTTTTCCAATTTGAGGTACTTGTAGCGCTATGTACTTGTAATCATCTAGGGTTACTGCTCGACGTCTAGCAATAATTGCAGCTTTAATTTTATTTCTAAGCTGGGTGTTGTCATCTGCGTCTGCTCCACCAAATGCGGCTGCGGAGTTAGTAGCGGTTAAATATGAAATAGCTTCTGGGTCTATGTTTCCTGGAATGAACGTTACTTCAGATATAGCATTAGAAACTACGTTTCCTGCTTCTCCTACGCTTGTTTTGTACAGAGCGCTAATTAGCTGTCCCGTAGCAGGGATAGAACCATTAATTCCATCCCCAAATACAATTGTTAAACTTCCATCTTCATTTTGAGACGTAGTAAATACTAGATCCGTTGGACTAGCGTTAGACAAGCTGTCTGTGTATGTCCATGGGGCAAATGCAGCTCCCTGGCCTACATACACTATTAGAGACGCATCTACTACGCCAATATCAGTAATCGTGAACTCTTGATTAGACTCTCCGCTAGAAGTTCCTAGGCTTGAAGGAAGTGGCTTATTATTGCTAGGATTGATAAGATCTGGGCGATCTGTATTTACTGTTTTACCTTCTTTTGCAGTCAAGGTTATTTCTTGATTTGGCTGAAGCTGAATTGCAGCTTGAGTAGTTTCAAAATAAACTTCTGTATACGGACCAAATAACAGCGGGGCCATAACTTGAGTACCAATAGGTATATCTATAGCCGCTGTGCTTATATTTTCAAAAGTTACAGATACTGTGGCTGGGGTAGGACCAGAGGGTTTGTAGCCATACAACTCAGCAAAATTTAATAGGGTAGATCTTTGAACAGCGGTGTCAACAGTGGTTTCATTAGCTACTCTGTCCAGGTAATAGGACATTATGTCGCCCATATAAGCAAAAGCCTCTACAAGAACTCCACCCAAATCAGATGGATCAGACGCATCCCAGTCAAGCTGAGTACGTGCATTTATAAGATTTATAAGGTCATTTTTTAGTGCCGCAAAATCTCTAGAGGTATAGTCTATTTGTATTTCGTTAGCCATCATAACTCCGTTGCTGAGATAGTTCCGTCTATATTAAAAATTGCCGTGCTTACTGAAAGAGTAGTTATAGTGCTATTAGGAAGTTTAACTAGGATCTCAACTTCTGCCGACCCACTTTCATCTGGCAAAGACACGTTTATTTCCTCTATAGATATTTCTGGTAGCCAAACATTCACGGCGCTTCTTACTGCTTGATTAATGGAAAACTCAAGTTGGTTATCATTTTCGTAAAGGGCTCTAAGAACGTCTGTACCATACTCAGGAAGCATGGGCCTTTGCCCCGGACTAGTGGATAACAAAGTTAGCAAACGATCTATGTAGATTTTTACTGGGTTTTCCGTACTATCTAAAACACCTAGTGGGCTAAGAGTAAAGGGATAGGATATTGCGCTCACTGTACTCCAATCCAAACAGGGTATTCGGGATCTCCGGCTATGAACATGACCCAGACCATCTGCCCCTTATATGGGATCAAACGATGAGGGGTATGTTCGGCTACTCGAGCTGGGTCAGAAGATCTATTGGTGCCAAAACCAGCAGCTATAGGGTCTATGTCTAAACCCCCGGCTGTTAGGTTTTGTTCCTGAGAATCATTCCACCGCTGAGTAGTGTTTGCTATTGTATCGTGGGCATGGGTTAATTTATAGGTTGTATCTGGAGTCTTTCCGGCATGGTTGTTTGTGTGGGCATCATGAGCAAGGCTTATTACTACAGGGTGAGTATGAGCTGTACCGGCTGATGCGGCCCCACTTGTTACCGTAGCTGAGTGGGTAGCGTGAGTCGCGTGTGCTTGCAGCAAATTAGCTACTTCAGAAGCTAGGTGAGGCAAATGATCTGGATGATTTGCATTAGCTATTATTGGGTTGCAAGCTCTTGCCCATCCCGTAACTTCTTGACCAGTTGTTTGAAATACCTTTACCTTAATACGTCCCTTTTTTAGGGGATCTTGAATATCTTCGACTTTAGCTTCGTATATGCCAAAAAACCTATTACGACCTACTGGGTCCATGCCATATTCAGAATCGGCTACATGCTTGTATTTCATACAGCCTCCCATTTTACAGTTCTTTTAACTCTAGAAAAATTAGGAGGTTTAACAGAATATGGATCTTCTGGTATGACAGTTTCTGGTACAGCTGTTTCTCTAGGCTTTACCACGGAGGTAGGCTCTGTCTTTCCATAAGTTGGGGTTAAACTAGAACTATTAATTGCAAAAGAATAATCTTTTAAATTAGATTCAGCAGACGTTAATGCTTGATTAGATAGCTCTCCCTGTATATCTCTTATAGGAGTAGCATTTCTAGCTGAATCAGTGGTATCACCAATAGTGTCAGTTCCTATATCTACTTCCATCATATAGTCAGCGGGACTTCCCCCAAAAATATGTTTTACAGAGAGTACCGTCCAATATCCAGAAAGCCCATTAGGCAACCCGTCTAGATAGATGGCCTCATAAGGCTTTACAAGAGAATTGCCTACAAGCACTACTCTCGCCCGGTACTGGTATCGCTTTGCATCAGCTAAGTCGTTGGCAATGTACTTAGACTCAGTTAAGCTTGTAGCTACATCATAAACTTGATGCTTTTGAAAAGAAGCTACGTTTTCTTCGGTTCCTTTAGTATATCTAGAGAGTGTCATCAAAGAACTCCTCGCTAGGTACTACAACACCTTTGTCTTCAAAATTAAAGTCTTTTAGTTTATGCAATGTGGCAATGATGGTTCCAGTACGCTCATTGTAACCGGTGATTATGCGATCAACCTTTGCTCCCATTTCTGGAGCGGTATCCGAGATCTCAGGCTTAAAGCTTATTATAGTTCCATAGCTGCGGTTATACTTAACAGATGTGCCGCCTATCTCTGAATCTATGTATTCAAAATAAGGAGCGCTTTGTTTACTTTTAGTAAAAATTTTATTCTTAGATACAAAATAAATAGTAGTTCCTTCAGATCTTAAAGCAAAACCCGTCTGCTTTGCTAGACGTCGTAGCAACTGCCAGTCTGTTTGCCCTGCTTGAACTATAGTTTTTCGTACTCTAGGATGGCGTTGAGTAACCGCTTTCATCCCTGTTTTTTCAGCAATCTTTTTAACTACCTGATCTGCAGTTACGTTTTTATATATTTTTTGATCTGTATTTTTTAATACGTGAGATGCTGAAATACAGATTATATCTGTATTGTTTGAGTCTAAATCGTCTTTAGGGTCTATAGCATAGACGTAGCCTACAAACTCTTGCTTTATTCTATCTGTAGTAAAGGTGAACCTAACTGGGTCTTCAGATTTAATAACAGTATCGTCATTGAAGGGTTTGCCCTTAAAGTGAAGCACTAAACGGTCGTGCTGTTCAGTATCTTGATATAGCTCAGCTCCAATTAACAGCATTTCTAGATCTGGAGTTTTAGGCAACTCTACTTTATAGGTAGAGTAGTTAGCTGTAGACTCGTATACATAATTGCGTTGAAAGTTATTAGTTGTCATATGGAATCCTAATAACAGTTCCTGGGGCTATGTTAGTTGGATCAACTATTTCTGGATTTATTTCTAAAATTTCCCACCAGTACTTAGAATGACCTATGTACACTTTAGCTAGGGCACCTAAACTATCTCCGTCAATCCAGGTGTATTCCACATATTGGACAGACTTGCTTTCAGGAAATTTTCTAAAAACTCCAATAGAGTACTGTCCCGTATATTTTTGTTTTATTTGAAACAAAGGCCCGTCGTAATATCGAGAAACTCTTTCTATCATGACTTGGCCTCCTCTCCAGTACCAGCAACTTTAGCAGCACGATTTTGAAACTCTTGTTTAATCTTTTTCTTTGAAAGTTCAAGAGATGGGTATCTAATAAAGGAGATATTTACTACAGACAGCATTGGAACCATTTCTTGGGTAAACATAACGTGTTTTACGTCTAAGCTTGCCATGGATCCGTAATACTTTAGATTATTATGTAGATGGAACCAACAAGGAGTACCCGTTATATAACCAAAGTCTGAAGTCTTTCCGTCGTAGTCTAATAGAGCAGTTTTTCCAGGATCTCCATTTAAAACTCTGTATAAGAACTCAAGATCGTATTCTGTTCCTCTATAAAGGATCCCTTCAATTTCTTCTTTTCTTAATGCTCTTGGATAACCATTTGTATAGTCTATTCCATTACTTGTTGTTACCGTTGATTTTAAATTTTTTAGGGCGGTCATGTCAACAATGCGGTTTAAGTAAAGCTCGATGTTTACTGTTGTATTTCCACCAAGAAGGTTTGCGGGATCTTTGCTGTTAAGCATCCAATCTACAGACGTGTTTGTAGTAGTACCGTAATTCATAGATTGAGGGTTATAGGTAAATCTAAAACCCCACAATTTTCTTTCTCCTTTTGTGGGTTTATTTAGAGCTTCAGCACCATCCGTAGACTGGTATATCTTTCCAAGCCGGTTATTTCTATTATTTAATGCGGCTACAACTCCCCTAGGATCTATGGTTACATCGTCCCGTTTATTTATAATTTCTCGCGTTCTTTCCCCATGACCTACAGATCTAGTGACAAAATGGTTTGGTGGGTTGTACTGAATTTTGTCTAAATCAGGAGGGGGCAAAATTTCTCCAAGAGCTGGATTAGGGGTTTCTTCTTCCCCGCATACGGCTCTTACAGCCTGTAATAAAACTTCTTGAGCTTGTCCAAAATAGGTATTAGGACCAGTAGCATCTACGGCTTCTCTTCCTAGGTACTGTTCACGTATTTTTTGACCATTTTTACTGTAGTAAACAAGCGTGGTATCAACTTTACCGCCAGCAACGTTTGTAAGATAAAACCCTACCCATTCATTAGTGCATCGATTCCATCGAGCTCTGTCTGCTCCTACAAGAGTTTTTAAGGCTGGCGGGATCTTTGGTTGAGTAGATGCTTTTGTAAAATTTAAGGTTTTCATCCTAGCATTTGGATATAAACCTATTTCAACAGGCTCAGGATTAAGAGGGTTTTCTTGACTTCCAGCTTCAAGGGTTACTTGTATTCTTGGAGTAATAACTCCCTTATCAGTACCGTTTATGAAAAAGGTAAATACTGTGTTTCCTTTTCCTGAAACAGGAGAGCTCTGTCTAACATAATTTCCAAAACTTTTTGGACAAGTTGCGTAAGAGGCAATGCTGTCTAACCAGCTTTGTAAAACAACTACCCTAACGCCGTCATCATCTCCCAACAAACCTACTGGATTTGGACCAAGGCCCGGAGAAGTTTCTTTCCAAACACGTACTTCAAACTTTAATTGGTGCTTATAGTTTACTTGTTTTCCGTTATCTGGCGATAGCCAGTCTCCAGTTATAATTGGGTCATCATCCCAGCCATATATGCTTGCCCAACCATCAGAGTCTACAGCGTTAGTTGTTTCGACCCCAGTGTTTCCACTGCCTAAGTTGTCATCTATAAACTCGTAATAGTCAATGGTATAGAAATATCCAGACTCATATGTCGGCATTAGTAGATACCTAATCCTTCCCCATACTTAATCTTTGCTTCTAATCTCTTTAGTACATCGTCGGCAAGTTTGTTTGCTTCTCCAACAGATGCTCTTGCTATATTAACGTTCATGTGTACCTGCACGTCTATTTTAGAGGACGCATTGAAGTTTGCTCCACTACTTCTTTGAACAACTACAGAAGAACCTTCAGTAGCCAAACCTCCAGAAGAGGAGTTACCCATTGTTTCTGGGCCCCCACCAATTCCAGATTTTTGAGCTATTCGATTAGCGTCGTCCATCCAATTAAGGAAAGTACCGTCTTTATAAACAGACCAAGGCTCCCAATTTTTTCCGCCTTTGCTTATTTCAAGCGCTGCTGCAAGATTGTATTTAGGATTTTTTAGTCGAGAAGCATCTCTCCATGGATTACTATAGGATTTCCAATTATTTAAAGACCTTATTTGAAACGGCCCATAACTTGGTCCCCACTTACGAGTTACTAAGCTTTTATCTCCAACAGCATCTACTCTTCCACCAGATTCTGCCATAGCTACTGCAAAAGCAGTTTTTAAGGCGTCTCCTCTAAAACCAGCTTCATAGAGCATACGCATAAAGCCTGCTCTACTTCCTCCGGCTATGCCTTGTTCTCCGCCCCTACCCTCAGTATGCCCTGGGTCTAATATATCCTTGTATCTACTATCCTTTGGATTAATTCCGCTCATAAGCCTGTCGTAGTTAACCGGGCCGTTATTTCCAAACATACTAAGTAATTGCGCTATGGACGGGCTTGTATATTTCTTGCTTAATGGGGTGCCGAAGTCCTCAAGATTTCTACTTTCAGCATTTGTTCCTTTGTGGCCCGTAAACGTATTTGCTACTGCGCCTACCATTGATTTTAGTCCACTAACAATTTTAGTTCCTACGGCTTTTATAAAGGAGAATGCTTTACCAAAGAAACTCTTAGGATTTTCTCTTCCTTGAGCACCGACTCCACCGTGGTCTCTAACTTCAAAGTGAAGGTGAGGACCTGTAGAACTTCCTGCTCCTCGAGCGCCCTTCTTACCGCCAGACTTTGCAATTACCTGACCTCTTTTTACACGTTGACCTTTTTGAACTAAGATCTCGCTTAAGTGGGCATACAGAGTCGATTTAACTTGATGTTTAATAATTATATAGAATCCGTATTGTGCATGAGTCCCAGTCTCGTAGACTATTCCGTCAGCTGCGGCTTGTACAGGACTTCCTACTGCAACTGCGTAGTCAATACCTCTGTGATTAGAACTAATGCCTGGATTCTTTCTTGCTGCTTCTGCGCGAGGGCCATAATCAGAACTAATACGTGTACCTGGTTTTACAGGTGGTTGAAAAACTTTACCGTATTGTGCTGGAGCTCCGCCGCCATCTCCACCAATACCATGTGAGCAACCCATATTTCCGTGGTTGCACCCGCCGCCATCTCCGCCCATACCAGCAAGGGTTTGTCCAACACCTATAGCTGTACCTATTGCAGCACCTATACCAGTTCCTATTACTGGTATAAAGCTTCCAATAGCTGCGCCAGTAAGGGCCATACCGCCAATATTTGCTGCGGCAAGGCCGGCTTTTCTTACGCCTGGACTTACTTTTTCTCCAAATAACGCGTCTAATCCTTCAGCACCTAGTACTGCAGCTATTGATCCAAGCGTTAATTTACCTTTTGAAGATTTAAGTAGTTTTAATAGTGCTGCTCTTTTTGTAAGTGCTGCTGCACCAGTAGCTGTAGCTGCTGTTGCTCCAGCCGCAGCGGCTCCTGCGCTAACTCCTCCAGCTGCCATCGCACCTGTTCCCATAAAACCAGCTTTGCCTCCAACACCTAACATACGGGCAGTTAAACCTAATTGGAGTGCACTTCCAGCCGCGCCTGCCATCATGCCGCCTAAACCAGATAAGGTAGCGCCTGTGTTTCCAGCCCCAGGTAAAGTTTGTAAAATTCCTTTTAGAGTCATCAAGCCATCGTTTACTGGACCTAAGATGTCAGCCATAGTGCTAAACGCATCGTTTACAGACGCGGTTGTTCTTAGGGAGACGTTGTAGCCACCTACTAATCCTTCTTCGGTAGCTTGAAGTTTTCTTGCCTCAGAGGTGTTGTATCTAAACTGAGCACGGAGCGGGCTTTCTTTTCCAACGCCCATAATGTCTAATGCTCTGTTAGGATCTGATAAATCTTTTTTAGTTAGGGAAGAGCCTTTACTTGCTCTTGCAATAATTCCCATCTGTAGCTGTTGCAATAGCTCTGGATTTCCTCCAGAGAGTTGCATGAGGGTCGCATAGCCTTTAGATCCTGGATTAAGGACCATCATGGCTTGCTCTTTAGTTATCTTACGTCCGCCATATAGGAAGCCATATGCCTGATTAACAAGCTGGTTAGGAGCAACGAGGTTTCCTTGGCGATCACGTGCTCGTATACCCGCACGTAAGAAGCTCATCGCATTTATTCCAGCAAATGCGCCAGCTACTTGTTCATTAGACGCTCCGGTCAAAGCAGACATACCGCCTACTTGACCCATAATGCGTCGTGAGCTTAAAGTGTTAGCTAAATATCCGCCCTGATAGCCCAGCGTAGCTGCAGCCGCAGTAGGTCCCATGGCGCTAGTTGCACCGCCACCTACTAGCCTATTAGACTGTGCTATTAGGCCTTGAGCACCCATCCCGCTGAGTCCAGCAAGAGAATCAGCGTAGATTCTTTGTGTAACGGCGGACATGGTGTTTGGAGCCATGCTGTACGCTGTAGCTCCAGCAGCAAGGCCAATAACGCCCAAGCCCATGGCTTGCTGTTGACGTCTAGTTCCGCTACTAAAAGCACCTAAACCTAGTGTTTGACCGCCAACACCTTTGTTCCCGGTTGTGGCTTCAAGTAAAAGATCGCGGTATTCTCTGGCGTTCTTAACTAGCTTTTCAGAATAATCTACAAGTTTTTTCATGCCCGCATCGCTCTTAGAAAATACTTTATCTAAGACTCCGGGCATGGATGTAAAGTTTTCGGAGTCCGAAGCTCCGACCATATTCTGTCCACCGGGTGGAGTTGCCATTAATTCACCGCCTTAGGTCTGCTCATAGCTTTGTCTAACCACATCATTCTTTCTCTAAACGACAACGATTTAATATCGCTTAAAGACCATCCTGGATAGAAGTACACTAAATAGTTATAGGCCTCTATAACTAATTCGTAACTTGTTTCATTCTCGAAACAAGTCTGCCAGGGTTAGTGGCAGTGGTACCTCCGCTTCGCAAGATGTGCACGATTTCTTTATTTCGCTAAGTTGTGGTCCGGGGTTGCGGTCTGTTATGGCCTTGATTAAATCACGGCGATCTTTAAGACTTAGGTCCTTGATCTGCTGTACGTTGAGTACAGGCATGCCGTTTATGGATTCAATACAGCTCTTTAACAAGATGGTGTCTAGTTCAGCTGCATTCTTATTTGTTGCATTTACTAGCGCTTTTTGAGCGCTTCCGGTAGGAAGTCCTACCGTTACTTTTCCTACTTTGCAATCAAGTGTAAAAACTCGGTCTGACTCATCTAGAGTTTTTGTCTCTACGTCTGTGCTTAGGTCTATCTCAAAGGTCTGCTCTTCTCCGCAGCTAGTGCAGATAGGCATTACTTTTACCTTAGGTCCAAACGTTGCAACTCGGATTGCAAGAAGCAAGGCTTCTCGATCTCCGGCTAGAAGAGAATCTAAAGTCTCTTTGTCAGCAGGCTTATCGCCTACTTTTACTGTAGCTCTTTCTAGAATAGTCAATAGAGCTTTTCCAGGGTCTCCTATGCGAGCAATGATCTCTTCATCGGATCCGGTAAGTTCTCTAATTTCAGCAGTATTTATAGTTCCGTCAAAAGGATCTGTTAATCCTCCTGGAAGAACTACTGATGTATCAGGTGGTAGCGACACTTCTACTTTTGGTGTTGGTGTCGCTACCTCCTGAGCAGAAGTAGCTTCTGCTACAAGCTTATTTGCAAGTGCAGGGTTATTTGATGCGCTGATAGTTTCTGTAGCCATTTAGTTTACCTTTTCTTTATTTTACAGTGCTGAAATTACTGTAGTGTCTGAGAGCTTCTGTGCAGAACCTGACTGAGTGTAGTTCTTAGCAAAGGTTACATCGAAGCCTTCGTGTACAAGAGTAATTGATTCAACGAGCAGGGTGTTTGATCCAGCATCAAGATCGCTGTAGGACAACGAAGTTATCCAAGCGTTGTTAACACGGAATCGAACAGATGCATGTTGATCATATGCAGTATCCACTGCAGCTGTGCCACCAGATCCAGCGTATGCTGCTGGGTTTGGATGGCTTAGTACTGCGATATCTAGATCGCAGCGGAAGTCCGCACCAATTCCACTGGTTGCATTTGGAGTCAACACAGAGAATAGACGGCGCATCCAACGAGCATGAGAATCATTACCAAGCATTACTCCCTTTGATAGGGTGATTGGTGTAAATGAGCTCTGTCCAGGAATCTGGTGGAAGTTAGTGTTATAGCCACCTTCACGGTAAGCTATAGACTCAGTAGAGACACTTAGTCCAGAAAGAGAGACGAAACCCATCTTTCCAAAGGAAGATCCCCACTTAGAATCGTTAGTTTGAGGGAGAAATTCAACCACAAACTTAAAATTACGTACCGGATCTGTTAAGAGGGTACTGAGGGTGTTATTTACGGGCATCTTTATCTATCTCCTTATGCCGAAGCTGTTCCGGTTATCTGACCAAGCTTGATCACAATAAACTCAGCTGGATACTCAAGGGCCACGCCAACTTCAATGTTAACACGACCATTTTGGATATCAGACTGGCTTGTTGTGCTTGCATCTACTTTTACGTAGTAAGCCTTGTCTGGACTGGATCCACGCAATCCGCCTTGCTGCCAGTAGCCACGTAGGAACGAGCCAAGGGCAACACGTAATTGAGACCACAGACGTTCGCTGTTGTTCTCAAATATTGCGAATGCGCTTCTATCAGTCAATTCTTTCTTAATATAGGTAAGAGAACGACGTACGCTGATGTAGCGATCTCCTGGAGTATTGTTCAGGGTGCGAGCGCCCATTACAACAATTCCGTTTCCAGGAACTTGGCGGATAGCGTTTACTGGAACTGCACCAGTATTTAGGTCATCCAACTCAACGTTGGTGAACTGACGCTCCGTTGCTACAGCTAGTGCTACGCGGTTTGTCAAACCTGCAGGGGCTTTGAAAACTCCGCGAGAAGCATCTGTAGCCAAGAACTGGCCCATCATTGCTGCTCCTGGAGCTTGAGCTCTTGTTGCTCCGCCAGATGCACGTAGAGTGTCTGGAATAAGCAACCATGGGAAGTACGCGGCAGCGCATCCTCCGTCTGAATCTGGTGCAGCAGCCTTAACCTCTGTAAAGAATGTCTTAGCTGTTGCTACGGTTTCTCCGATAGGTGAATCAATAATTGCAAATGCGTCTCCGCGAAGCTCGCAATAGTTGATTAGATCCCCCTGGATATTTATCGCAAGGGTTCTTTCTGTACTTGTTCCTGTTGGAGTGTAGATATATGCTGCAGCAGGAATGTTAAATAGAAGGGGATTCTGAATAGCGTCAAAAGTAGCTAGAGCTACAGAGTAATCAGTTCTGCTTGGAGCTGATCCATTTACGCCACCAGTTAGATCCTTTAGACCATCAATTTCTGGAAGATCGTCAGGAGAAACAGAAGCAGAGTTTTGATCCGCTACTGTTACGTATGCTGAAGAAGAATTTATGACAGATACCACATAACGAGGATCTGTTGAGTCCATGCTTAGATCAGTAAATTGTTCAAGAAGATTTGAATTAGCTACAGAGCCAATTGGAGCTCCATAAACTAAAAGAGTGAATCTATTGCTAGTTCCTGCTTCTTGTACTTCTACTGCAAGGTCATTTCCCCATGCTCCTTGGTTAGCTGCTCGAACCAAGAGGGTGTTCAATGCTGAGTTTGAACGGTCTGTCAATACTACAGAGGCCTGCGCTGCTCCTGAGCCTAGAATACGTCGCACATAAAGCTGACGACCACCATTGGCAAAGAAGTTGTATGCTGCCCATGTAGTTGGGTATGCGTCTTCAAGACTTCCAAAAGTCTTGACAAATTGTGTCCAAGAAGTTACAAGAACTGGAGTTACTGATGGTCCCTTTGCAAGGGTACCCACCAAAGCTCCTGCTGCCGTGCCCACATCTGCAAGCGCGACTTCTTGAGGAAGCTCAACTTCTTGAATAAAGACGCCTGGTCTACTATATGTAGCCATTCGATTTTACTCCTTACTGTTAGGTTTTCTTTGGGTTCCGAATTTATATCTCTATTGGTTCGAAGTCTGTAAATTGCTCTTCTAGTGTGATGTTTGGTGGTGTTAGCACTTCGTATACTTGGTTCAACTGAGCTGGGAGGAATTCCGAGCTAACTTGAACATTGTAGATATTACTGAACAGTCTTTTATCTTGTTCTGTAGTATCTCGTTTAACGAACCCCAGCACATCTACCCTGCGTACAGTGCCATCTTCAGGGATTTGTAGGAGTCCGAACCTAAGTGGTAAACGACCTGGAGCAAATAACGCATTGATTATTTGTCGATCATGTCGTGGTTGACGAGAGTATGTAGTTATCTGATATAACAAGTTAACTGGTATTGGATACCAACCCTCGTACTCTTCTTCTGAATCTGCTCCTTCTGGAAGATATCCATAAGGAACATAGCCTCTGTGTGCTCGTTCAAAAGCTTCATTTATTCCAACAAGCTCAATTGTAATGTATGGGTAGCTCTGTTGACGGATCTCAACGTCTGGCTGACCAAACCAAACCCCTACAGATCTGGTTGGATTCCCGGAATCCGCAACAGTTATGCCAGATAGCAGAGTCTTTAGAGCTTGATCTTCATTTATTAAATAAGGCATCAGATCAACCTAGCCTTCTTTAAATGTTTTTCTATCTCATTTTCCATACCAGTCTGGTACAGATCTTGAAGAAAAGTTCGTATGGCAGGGGCTGGAGGGATTGACTGGGTGCCGTATTCCAGGGTCAGAATTGAGTTTTTAAACATAGGTGGGTATTGGACGACGTATTCCCCGTCCTCGATACTTACACGTAGATGTGAAGAGACTTCTGCAGGCCAACCTAAATCTTTGGCAAAGTCTCTAAGCTCCATAGTTAACTCTGAAGCTGAGTCTTCTGCCGCTTCTGCGTACGCCTTTACTAAGAATTTGGAGAGTGGATTCACTTATTCCGAATCCTATTCGTGAGTAGATACCCTGCAACAAGGCCAACAAGAAGGGGTTTCTTGGTGTCTTTGAGGTTAGCTAAACCACGAATGAATTCTTCTTTATCGGCTTGGGTCTCAGCCCTATTTAGCCGGTTAATAAGTGCAATCATAATTCCTCCATTGAGGCGCAAGGTAAAGCAGCAGGGTTCCGGGTTTCCCCGGCGTCAATCCAAGGATAAAGAAAAAGCCCCCATATTGGGGGCTAAATTCTTACTTCTTTTTCTTCTTTTCCCGCTTCTCTTCGGCCTTTTCGCCCTTCTTGCCCTCTTTCTTTTCGTGGGCTTTTTCCTTCTTTTCTATGCCTTTGATAATCTTCTTGTCAATAGCGATATCTTTACGCATAGTCTTAGGGTTGGCTTTTTTGCCGTGAGCTTTGTCTTTCTTTTCAAACTCTTCTTTTTGTTCTTTGTCAAGCTTCCTGGTTAGGTAAGCATCGACCGGTTCGTCCTTGGACTTGACGTACTTGCCCTTCATCATCTTAGCCTTAGGCTTTTTCATTAGGGTCTTCTTTCTGACAGGTGCAGCCACCACAGCCGCAGGTTACTTCTTCTTGCTCTGGCGAGCTGATTTGCACGTGTTGCAGCGGCATTTGCATCCTTTCATAGCTTTGGACTTAGTACATTTACAACCACAGGAAGCACACATTATTTTTTACCTTTCTTAGGGGCAGGTACCTTAGATTTTCCTTTACCCTCCGGCACACAGTTAGGGACTTTCTTACCAGCTTGGCTTTTAAAGCCCACCTGGACATAACCTTTCCAGCAGGGATTACTTTTTGCCATTCTTCTTTTTCACCTTCTTGGGTAGTCGCTTACCTTTGGGAGTCTTTTCTTCCCACTCAGCAGCCATCTTAGGGTCATTAGCATACATCCACTTACGCTGAGCTTGGGACTTGAATGGCACGGTTTAACCTCGGTTTGTTCTAGAAACGAATGGGGTGTAGTTAGCGTATTCCTGGAACTGGGGATCATTGATGAGCTCTTCAGCATTAACCTGGTTACAGTCAATTGTAAAGAGGGTATAGTCGTCAGTAATGATTCCCTTAGGGAAGATCTGCTTTACCGCAAATACTTGTTTTCTAAAGACCACCCTATCGCGTAGATATGCGTCTGGGTTAGTAGGCAGATACTGAAGCTCTGGGATAACCCTTGATTCTCCACCAGATAAGCTGGATCCATCGATGATATCCATGTTAATGGTAATTCTAAGAACGTCGGTGTTGTAGAAGCCTCGTTCACTCTGTACAGTTACGCCCTGGAATAGAGCAGCATTAACTACTGGGATTGTATGAGGTCCGTGATATCTACGACCTCCTCCTACGCTGCTTCCCACGTCATAAAGAGCGTCTACTTGGGTTAGGTCCTGGTCATATAACCACCAGTCGATTTCGTAACCTACAGTACGAACAACTTCTTTGGTGGTACCAGAAATAATAGACCCACGCTCATGTTGGATACTAAACCGGCCCTCCCGCTGTTCTCCACGCACTTTTACTCCTCTACTGGAAGGCTGTACTCATCGATTAGAGGGTCGTATGTTGCTCCAACTACTATGTTATGTGATTCGAGTGGCATTTTGTCTGATACGTCTTTAATTACAGGTTCGCTTAAAAAGATAGCGCCAAGGCGTTCATCGGTATGTAGGATGTCTACAACCTGGTTATCAATGATAAAAGCAATCTTGACTGGTGGTATTTCTTGAGTGTAATCAGCCATTTATTTCCTCCTTATAGATATTGGTTACTGCTTCCCACTTATGTAATGGGCAAGAGGCGTTAGGAAGCTTTGTCTTAAGCTTCATTATGCAGCCACACTCTTTGCATTGAGTGGTGGCCTTTATAAATCTATCGCAGGTCTGACAGATCTCTAGTCTTTTCTGGGCAATATCGGTTTCTACTCGACCTATATTCTTATTGAATAGGTCCCAGGGACGGGCGGGTCTTTCGCTCATTTATACTCCTATATTGTCGCCAAGAAATTGTCTACGGTAGATCCTTGACTTCCTGTGGAAGGCGCCTTAATTATACCCACAGAAGTTCCCTTGGTGGGGGAAGTTGGGGTATGGCTTAGATCAGCCCCAAGTTGCGATCCGCCAAGGTTTGATCCAGAATAGGCCTTTGCCGTTATTACGTTACCTACAGTAGTTACGTATACAGAGCCGACTGTAGTAAAGCCAGAGTTATTGCTAGATATCTGTAAAGAAGCGGCCTCGCTTACTACTTCAGACACAGAGCTGGCTATTACTAGGGACGATACATAGGTAGTTACGCTCCTAGTGCCGGTGTAGCAAGAATAAGTTGTGACGCTTCTAGTGCTGGTGTAGCAAGAATAATTAGTGGTGTACGCGGTATAGCAAGAGTAATTTGTGGGCTGGTTTACTTGCTGTGTATAGCAAGAGTAGACTGTTCTATTTCTAGTCGAAGTATAACAAGAATAACTTACCGGATTAGTTACGGTACGTGTAGAGGTATAGCAAGAATAGGTAGTAGGGGTTGTAGTAGTACTATTACTGGTGTAGCAAGAATAAGTGGTTGGCGTAGCTGGGTTATAGCAAGAGTAGCTAGATAGCTCTTGTCCAGGGCTGCAATAGTAACAAGCAGTATAGGTGTTAATACACTCTCCGGAAATACCTTGACAGCAGTCATATCCAGCTATGCGCTGCTCATAGGTTTTAGTAATTGATGTTGCCGAATTTGAATAAGATCTAGCAGATCCTGGATTAGTAGTGACGCCAGAACAGCAGCTTCCTGATGGAGGGTTACTAGTACTTGTTACTTGACCTTGATTGCAGACTGTGGTGGTTCCACCTCCAGAACTAGTGACGCCAGAACAACAGCTTCCTGAGGGAGGGTTACTAGAACCACTAACCTGTCCTTGATCGCAGACTGTAGAGGTTCCACCACCGCTTGTTATAACGCCGGAGCAGCAGTTAGTTCCAGAACAGCTTGAGTTTGAGCACCCAGTTAGGCCCTGATCGCAAACACTAACAGTTCCACTAGAAACTCCTGAGCAGCAGCTTCCAGAGGGCGGATTACTATAAGAATCTACGTATCCTCCGGTACATGCAGTTCCACCTCCGGAAGTAGTTACTCCAGAACAGCAGCTTCCAGAAGGAGGGTTGTTTGTGTTGGTGACCTGACTTTGGTTACAGGTTTGAGAGCTAGTTATGTCAGAGCAGCAATTTCCAGCAGGAGGACTATAGGTGTTAGTTGCCTGACTCTGATCGCATACTGAAGTGCTTCCAGTAGTTACTCCAGAACAGCAATTGCCAGCAGGAGGGTTTGAGGTATTGGTAACTTGACTCTGATCACAAAAAGTTTGAGTGCTTGAAGTATACCTAGGATAAGCAGCCCACCAAGATCCAGCGGAGCTTATCCAGAAAGAAACGCCAGTTCCACCAGTGGTATCTGTTTGTATCTTTACATCAGTATTTCCAAGGTTAGCCGAAGCTATTGGATATGTGCTAGCCGCATCATCTGCAATAGCTGTGTTAGAACCACTGATACGCCAGTTTCCGCGTAGAGCTGTCCACACCTGACCTGAGTCAGCTGTTCCTAATCCATTTACAGTAGAAGTTCTATTAAACGCATCTTGTATTTTGGATGCAAACCATTGTTTCCATTGTCCACCCACTTTTACGAAGGCGCCAGTAGCGGTTTTCCATTGACCGCTTACTTTTACAGAAAGACCGCTAGCAGTCCTCCAGACGCCTCCTACTTTGGATGAACCCGGCATTAGACGTACTGCACCCAGATATCTCCGTCATTCCCACCTGCTGGAGCGTTGGTGGAGACGGTTATGTTTCTAACAACGTTAGAAGATGTAGAAGCAGTAGTTACCTGACCATTGACAACGTTAACTGCGCCAATAGCTGAAGGGGTTATACCTAAAGCTGCAGGGTTTAGTTGTGGGCTACCAAAAGCTTCCCACTGACTTGTAGTGTTATTCCAGCGCTTTATAGCCATTAATTAACTCCATACACTAAAGCTGTACCACCAGAGAATGTTCCGGTAGATAGCGAGATTGTCATTTTAGTTAAGGCTCCAGGAACGGTAAAGGCATTTGTATTGTCTAGGATCGTTACGACGTTAGAGTTGTTGGTATACACGCCTTTTAGATATCCCCATGAAAAGCTGGTGGTATCTTGGGTATCTACTATGTCTACAGACCAGTGGTTAGTATCTACCCCAGATTTTACGTTTGCGATACTAAATAGGGCTGTTCCAGAGGCATAGTTAGTCACATCATCATTTAGAGTTATGTTAACCGTAGCGTTTGCTGATGGTTTTACGCCCCTAAATACGACGTATACGTCCTTGTAAAGAGAGATGATAGAAAGATCTACAGATGATCCCGTAAGGGTTGCTATGGATACAAGGTTCTTACCAGCATTGTTTTGAACGTCAGAGTCCACCCAGATGTCGCCATCGGTAGGGTTAGTGGGCTGGTTAGCACCAAAGAAAACTCTTTTGCCAGGATAGTCGTCGGTAAATAAAATAGGTCCGACTGGCTGGCCGTTATTTTGAACGGCCATGGCTATGCTACCTCAGAACCAAATGCCTGGAATGTAAGGTTTGCTGTAGATGCGACAACAGTGATCGTATCTGAAGCAGACAGGGTAACTCCAAGGGTAAAGGTGGTAGTAGTGTTAGCCGGGATAGCGGCATCGTAAGCAAGATACTGCTTGTTATCCAGGGCAGCGTTATCCTCACGGATAGCTATACGGTAGGTTGCTGCGGAGGTTCCGCGATTACAAACTACGATGGTAGATACCACAGCAGCGCTTCCCGCAGTAGAGGAGACAGCATACAGTTGGCTTCCTCCAGATACGTTGGCTGCTGGGGCAACCTGACCTAAAATTTTATAAGTCGTCGCCAAGAGATTGCTCCTTCGAGTAGAAAGCTAGATTCGCTGTAAGGCGCGGATCATTTGGGTTCAATTCTACGGCTTTAGTCCCGTATTGAACTGCCTTATCTGACAAACCTAGGCGATACGCCGCAATTGCTGCATAATCCCAGGGATCTGATCCCCAGGCAAAGTCTTCGCATAAATACTCTAGGGGCTTTTCCGTTATTTCTAATGCGTTTTCTGCCGCATCTAGGCAGTCAAACCAGCGGTTGTTTTCATAGTAAAGCTTGGCTAGCTCTACATACCCCTCTCTACGATCAGGAGCTTCTTCTACTGCTTTTTTTAACCAGTCTTCTCTTTCAACAAAGTCTTCCATCATTTTGGATATATACCTCATAGACGCCGCTCGTTCGGGTTTCCATACCGCTTTTGGTAAGGAAAGATGTCTCTTAAATTCCTCCACTGCTTCTGCAAAACGCCCATAAAAGTATAGTTCTCTAGCGTGATAGAAGGCGTTTCTATCGTCGTAGGGATCTTCTTTTACCGACTGAGCTAGCAAAGGAAAGTATTGAGACCTAGGCTTTGTGTTATCTGCGTGATGGTGGATTTCTAAACCTATCCAGCTTTGGACCTCATCTATGCGGTCAGAGACCAATACTTCGTGTACAGGGTGCTTCCACCTATAGCCATGTCTACGGTGGATCTTATCTCCACCGTATTGCAGGCCTGGACTTCCATCTATATTCCAATTCCATGTATATTGGTATCTAGGGCGAGTAACGTATTTATCGATAGATTCTAAATGCGCTCGCCACCCAGGAACTAGTACCTCATCCATATCAAGAGCAATACATAGATCTATATCATCAGGCAATACAGCAAGCGCAGCATTACGGGCGTCATCAAAACGCCAAGGTTTTACTGAAATTGATACCACATTTATACCAAGTTTCTTAGCTGCTTTAACTGTGGAGTCGGAAGATCCGGTATCAGCTATGAGAAGATAATCAGCTTCTTTTGCTGACTCATACCAGGGCTTTACAAACTGTTGCTCGTTTAACGCGATAGTGTAGATCGCTATCTTCATTTATGCTCCGATTATTCTTCAGGATATACTAGGTCGTAACCTACTACTACTCCTTCATCGTTCTTGACTTCAAACTTCTCTGCGCCAGTTTCTGGATCAATTCCTAGGCTTGTACGTATCATGAGAACCTTCCCCAAACGCTAATTGTACTAGAGGACATGCTGCTAATAGTGGTAGGTAAATCTGTCTGAGCGGCCACTGCTCCAGTAAGTCTAGGAGCTAGTGTAGATAGGGTAGCCGGCACAGAACTATACGCAAGTTGTAGGTTTCCAGTTGTAGATGCTAATACTATGATTCCAAGGGCGTATCTAGTTCCCGCAGTAAGGGCATAAGTTGAGGGGAAACCTCCCGTAGTATCAAGATTTCGTGTGTAAAGGGTGTTAGTAGTGCTAAACAAGGTAGTGTCGTTAGCTGTTCTGGCTACTAAAGTTGCAGTATTTCCAGAGACTGTATAGATACCTAGTCTGATTAAAGAAGCTCCGGTAGTTGCAATAGTAGATGAAGCTACACTTATTGAATCTACTACGGCATCCCAGCTAGGGGTAAACATAGTTAGGTAAACAGTTCCGCTTGTAGGCGTTCCAGTAAAGTTACCGATTCTTGGGTAAACATCAACAATATCTGAGCTTTGATTTAAAGTACCCGCAGCAGCTATTAGAGGATTATCCCAGACCAATCCCGTAGATTCTGCAGAGTTTGCTGATAAGAACTTTCCATTTGCTCCAACCGCTAAGTTATCTATAGTTCCACTAGCTGTAGCAGCTAATAGATCTCCCTTTGCCGTAACTAAGTGGGTACCCAAAAGAGTTGTATTCTCTGCTGGAACCGTAACGGTTACGTCTGCTACAGGATCTGTAAAACTTAAAGTTGTCTCAAAGTCGTTAGCAGTTCCCTCTACGGTTAAGCTTGAATCAGAAATATATAGACCTGATACTGTTGGGGTTGTTAAAGTTAAATCTGCAACTGAAGTTGTAGTGTCACCTAAAGTTATAGCTGTAGATCCAAGCGTTATTCCGGAATTTTCAAGCTTATCATTTGTTACGTCACCGTCAACAATTTTTGCTGTGGTAACCGAACCGTCTAGCGGAGTTCTTTCATCAGATAGACGACTATCATCTCCAAGGACAACCTCTCCCGCTGCGGCATCTCCTGTGGTTGAATAATTTTTACCTGCTGCGGTTCCCGCATCAGAAACCTGTGAAAGGGTTATAGATAACAGAGATTGATCAAGACCTAGCACTGCGGCGGTAGATGTTCCAGTATTTGTAACAGGACCCGTTACAGAGATAACTCCAGATGGACCGGTTGGGCCTATATCTCCCTGAGGACCTGTTGGGCCGGTGTCTCCCTGTGGTCCAGTAGGACCTTGTGGACCAACAATCTGACCGGCGCTGTACCAGCCAGAGATATCGCTCCAAACGTAAACATCTCCATCTGAGTCAACAATGTAAGCATCATTTTGGTTTGGAGTTGGAGTTGTTGGTAAATCTATAGGAGTAGCAACGCTACCAATAAGGTTGATAGCAACACCTTGTGGACCTGTAGGACCAAGCTCTCCTTGAGGTCCTGTTGGTCCCGTTTCACCTTGAGGACCGGTTGGTCCAAGGTTTGAAACCGCGATTGCTCCAGCCATTGGTGGGTGGTATTGGCAAACGTAATAAAGTTGCGGTGCGTCAAAAGGAACTTCAAAAATAATAGTTCCACTTTGAGTACCATTGTTAGTAATTCCTGTGCTGTAAATATTTCCAGAACTATAGGCTCCAGATACTGTTTGAATCCAGAATGGATGGCCTACAGCATTAACATTAATTACATATCTGTGACCACGAATGAAAGATAACGTTGGGTTGCTTTCGCCATTAATTACGTAAGCGCCTGATCCAGAGTTAGTTACATTTAGAACAATACCGCCACTAGGACCAGTTGGTCCAGTTGGTCCTGTTGGACCTGTAGGACCGGTGACACCTTGAGGAATACCAAAGTTGTATACGGCTGCAGTTGCAGTTCCTGTATTAACAACGGTTGCAGAAGATCCTGGGGCTAGGGTAGAAACAACTCCTACAGTTGCTGTAGAACTTGGGCCTGTTGGACCTGTTGGTCCGGAGGAGTAGGGCAAAGAGTTCCAAGCAGATGAACCATTTCCAATTTTAAACTTACCAGTGTCGTACTCGTAACCAACTTCTCCTTGGGAAAGGATTGGGTTTGCGGTTGCCCACTCAGATACAGTTCCGCGTCTAAATTGAACTTTAACTGCCATTAGCAATCACACTTCTTTCCTTTTTTCATTTTCCACCACATCCAAACATGGTGAGCCGCCATTAGTCCCATAAGAGCCCACATAACTTTCATCTCAGTTATTTGAAAAGAAAAGTCTGTTGAGTGATTTGTATGATCATGCATTAGTCGTTAGGCCCTCCGCAATCAATAGGGACAACTCCACCGTACGTAGAAGACGGAGTTCCGCAATCTACGTTTTGAAAGATAGGACCAGTCGGTCCAGTTGGACCAGCAGATCCAGTGGGCCCAGTTACAGCAGGACCGGTTGGCCCGGTTGGACCAGCAGGACCTGTAGGTCCGATTGGACCTAAAGACTCTTTAATGACCCACTTGTAACCGTCCCAAAGCCAAGTAGTTCCTGCAGCACTGAACTCTTCGTTTAGCGCAGGGGAATTAGGAAAGTCAATTGCTGGCACACCTTAGATTTTACCTTAGGGGCTAGTCGTAGGACTTCTTAACCCAAACTACTTTTCTGTACCCGTCGTATAGGTATTTAGCGACTTGGAACAGCTGCTTGTTTAGCCAGTTCTTGTCAGTCTCTTTGACTTCGCTTTGCCAACCTTCTCTTTTAAAAGGGATGATTTGCATTATGGGGGTGCCCGCAGGGATGGTTCCTTCAAACCCTTCTTTTAAGAAGAAGGGTATCTCCCCACCAAGGGAGAACCCGTCAGAGTCAACAACTCCAGAGGTAGTTGTAAACGGGAGATCAAACCTATTTAAAGGGTGGGTGAACACACAGCTATATCCTTGAGGAACAGATACTGCCCAATAGGTGTGCCAAGCGTACAAGTCATGGTCATGACCAGACGGTCTGGGCAAAGTAGAAGCCATGTCTTTTGGTCTAATTTCTACAATGGATGGGGCTTCGTTCCAGAAAAACCCCACCTCATTGCCTTTACGTTGAACTAGCAAATCTACTGGCAGTGTCAGCATATAACCAGTAGTTAAAGCGTCTAAAAATGGAACGCATAGCTTTATGTCTTTATTAATTCCACCAGCCTCTCCAAGAATTTCCATTTTACCGCTACGAAACCTTTTGGCTTTTTTGTACCAATCTGGAACATAGGACTTAGCGGATTTTGGTGGTTCGAACTTAGACACGTCCTCATTCATAGGCATAAAACTAATGCGCTTTGTCATTTTATAGAATTCCTCCATAGTACAGGGTTATACCCATCAATACGACAGGCACTACAAGCGCAAGGATAGCCTTATAGTAATCTTTAAGCGGAGTCCTAAAATAACTCTTTCCTACAACTAGGCACTTGTGGGCTGGGGATAGCATGTACCCAGCGTAGTCAACGGCAAAGAACAATGGCAAGGTTTCAACGCCAAATACTCCTACAGATAGGACCACAAATCCAGCAAACTTGCTACTGCTTCCTAGGGCAAAGCTGGCTAGAAAACCAGTAAATGCTACAAGAATAAGTAGGTTGTTTTTATGGGCGGCCTCAATCCATCCGTTAATCGTGTCGATATTAGCCTTAACAATGTTGCTAAGCACGATAACAATGGCGGTGAATACTAAGACTCGTGCGTAGTCAATGAGTTGCTTACGATCACGCTTGGAATCTGCCTCTAACTGCCAAGACTCCTTATCCTTCTTCTTTAGCGGTTTCCCTGGAATAACGATTTCAATATCATTTTCTTTTAGTACCTTAAAGATATAGAACAAAATAACAACTGCTGCGGTAGCAAGTAAGGGCGAAATTTTACTCATTAACTCCCAGTAACTAATGCTTAGAGCTGCCATAGGCAATAAAACAGTAGCCTCTAATGGGGACCAGAAGTAAAAATGATGCGTAGATAGGTAGTCAATAATTCCGTAATTCTTACGCTTTTTGTGATCTTCTGGAGCAATGGTATCTAGAGCACCAGCCGAAATAGCGACGCGACCTGAAATCGGTAGTACACCAGAAAATAGGGAGATCAGCGCTACGACTGCTCTCTTTGACTTAACACGTGTAGCAATCCATGCGTAAAACGGCATGAATACTTGTGTCTTTTTTGCAGCAAAGGAAAGTCCCATTACTGCGGCCAGTAGAATGAGGAATTGCTGATTATCCAGCAACAACGATGATGTAAATTCCATTCCACCACATCCTTTCGTTTTCGATGCTGTTTAGCATCTTTTTGGAGTATACGGGTGTAAGACCCGCGGCTTTCACCGCATCGTCAGCTGCACGCACCGTATCTGTCCAATTCGCGTCATCGAACACAAGGATGGCTTGCTTAGCGAAGCAGTCCCTATAACGGGTCACGGCCTTATAAATATGCTCGTACTCGTGAGGTCCGTCATAGAAAAATAAATCCACATCTTTGATGGTGGACACATCAACTTCGTGCATATCCTCATTAATGATGTGCACTTTGTTATCGCCCACATATGGGGCTATATTTTTTTCAAACTCATCTTGGTTATTAGGCGGGAGCTCTCCGTGCTCTTCTCTAACCGGCTGTAGGTCTTCTTCCCACATGTCGATAAAGTAGGCGTCCAGATTATTTCCCGCTAAAGCGGCCGCTCCTGTAGCGCCCAGATAAGCGCCTATTTCTAGGTAAACCTTTGATTGAGAGGCCAACCCATTGAGCAGTTGTTGAATACGTTTGCTGGTAAGTCCAGGGATATTAATATCCAACTTTCGGTTTACCGAATCAACCAGTTCTCTAGTTACAACCAAGGTGCGAGGCTGTCGCTTGTCTCCATACTTAGCCGCAACAATTTTGTCGCAGTACCCGCAGTCCCAGCAGTCAAACTTGCAAGTCTTAATCTTTTCACGCCAGATATTAATTGGTCTGTCTACCAAGTTTCCTTCTTCTACGAAGTCCTTGAAATGGTCAAACAGAATTTCTTTACCAGCAATATAATTGCGGATAATCTGCATAGTCTCTCTGAGCCTAGAGCGAGATTCACGACCGTGCATCTTTATGACATCAATACCAAGTTCGTTTAAGAAGTAATCCCAGTCCTCTTTCCATGGTGGAAAGTTGGCTGTTTTTAACGGAACTGCTTGATCCTCATAGTCCCACTTCATACAAGAAACACGGCTAATAGAGTCCGCAAAATATTGTGAAGATTCGGACCTAGTGTTGTTAAAGTGGTAATGCTCGTCCATCATAGGGCAACCACCCAGGCATCCTTCGTTAGCCAACAGGGATAGTTTTACCCCGTATTGTTCTTTTGCCTTTTTAAATCTTTTTAGTTTTTCATGATCTCGCATCAAATCTCGGTCTAGATTTATGTAGTTAAACCCAGCCTTTGCCAAATGAGATATTTCCCGTGGTTCAGATACATTTCTAAGAATAGTGTTCTTAATAAAGATTCCGGGAAACTCCGCCTGGATTTGACCACTAGCAACCCAGTGAGTGTGTGGGATTGTGATTGATCGAATACCAGCCTCGTATAAAGGCCTAAAGTTTTCAATAAATAGGTCTAAGTTCTCTTGGGTAGGTGGTACATATATGTTGTTAAACACGGCAGAAGCTGTGATGCCGGTAAAGGTTTGAATATTTATAGCAAGTTCGTTTAGATACTTGTGGTCTTCTTCGGGGTTGGAAAAGACATCACCCATCGCATCTTGCATAAAAGGCGGTATACGGCAGGTAAAGTAAAAGTCATAGATATAGCTTTTGCACTCATCTAAAAATTCTATGAACTCTTCAAGTTCCTCTTGATTCAGCTTGGGATTTAAGGGTACTGTGAACATGTGGTTTCATGACTTGCCAAAACGCGTCGGCTTGTCTTTTGTCCTCCTCAGTTAACTCGTATTTGTACCGCATAGGGCAATCAACTAGGTCGCCCATCTTATTACGTTTTGGGTGTTCCACAAATCGCGTTTTTTGCTCTGGAGTGAACTGATCCATTACATTTGAGTGCGCCCAGACGTGAATGTACCCCCTATTAATATCGTAGTATTTGTACCCCATAGCCTCATACTCGCTCATGGGTATATACGGAAGTTCCTCTGGCACGTTCTCTACTTCAGTAAAGTACCAAAACATAAAGGACCCTTTTATCTTTAGGGCGTCCCATTGATCCGGGCTAAACTTATAGATATCGTCGTGAAATAGTCCGGCGAAGGTCATTCTATTTCTTTAGGCTTATCTATTAACTCAATTGTAAATTGTTTGTTAGCCAACTCTTTAATCTTGGCTGACTGAATTTGACCTAAAGCATTATCTACACGTGTCGCCCAATCCACAGCAACAGTCAAAGCTGCTACAGCAGAATCAGTGTCCATCTGAGAGATGGCGTCCATGTTTCCCGTGCCAATTTTTCCCATAGCCATTAGGTCCAAGGCAGCCTGTTTTCCTAGGCGCTGAACCCAATGGTCTGCCTCAAGCTTGGCTGACAGCTCTTCATTTTGCACAGCATCTTTTAAATCAGTTCCGTCTGGAAGGTACGCCTCACCTGTCTGGTACATCTCTTCTAACGCAATTATGTAATTTTTACGTTCTACATAACATTGGTTTAGCCTGCGGTGCATTTTTATGAGGTCGTTTTTATTAGTAATTAATTCAAACTCTTTTAATTTAACTTTTGCCGGAGATGTGGTTTCTGACATCTCTTCATGAACCACTTCTATCTGAGCCTCTTGTTTTGCAATGTTCATTAGAAGGTTTTCAATAACCTCTTCACGAGATCTAATTTCTAAAAGAAACTGTTTGTATTTTTGATAAGGTGTAATTTGGGCGTCACCCACAAAGTGCTTAATCTTAAAGTAAGGGGTGCTATGGTCTATGTCTAAAGAGAACTTTAGTAGTTCTACTTGCTTATCATTAAGGTCCCCGGTGTCGGTAACCAACTTTTGACGAGCTGCTTCTAGGCGCTCTTCAAGGCTTGTAATATTATCCATGTTGTTCTCCATGTTGTTAGTGTACCAGGTGCTGTTAATCTCTCCAGAACCCGTGTCCTGAGGACCTTCCGTTAATGGCGGCTCCATTTGTATGAGTACCAGTAAGAGAAGTTGATGTTACGCGGAAGCCAGAATCCGTAGCAAAATCAAACTTTCCAATATCATTGGTTTGACCTGTCGTGGATGCGTTACCACCTGTGGTATCTGAGTAGTGACCCAGCATAATGCCGTGAGTCTGGCTCATAGAGAAGTTTTCTTCACCGCAGAACCACACGCTCTTTTGTGGGGTTGCTACTGTGCTCTCTGTAGTGTAATTCCACTTTCGGAAATAACGACCAGACCCATAAGTCCCCTCGTTACCTCCATAACCAAATCCGGTTTTAGCCGGAGAACCCTTTTGCTGTCCGTGGAACCCTGGAGAAGATCCAGGAGTAGACTCTGCTTCCGTTGCAAAAACAAACTTTCTACGATATGTAGAGTCGCCATCTGCGTTGTCTCCCCAAAAATAACCCCAGTTCTCGCTCATGTGAGCCCCTGCGCCGGTACCGGCCTGTCCAAAACCAGTTCCTGCCGTCGAGGTGTGGACTTCGGTTGTTAAATTAAACTTTTGATATACGGCTGTACCTTGGTTTCCTGTTTGCCATGAGAATGTGTAGTTTCCTGTAGTGTCTTGGGCAAGAATAGTGGCTGAATCTCCAACAGTTTGAGCGGTGTTCATGGCCGCTTGTTTTGTATACGTTGTATCGTTTCTCATACTAAATACTGAAGTAGAGGTAAATGCGCCAACACCACCAGTGCCCCAAACAAAACCTATATTTCGGTTATGAGCACCGGACGTATAGTTAGCTGTTTCTGTAAGGATGTTTCCTAGGTTACTTGCAACGTCTGTAGAAAATGCGTACTTGTTTACATTCTGCCATGGAACGCTGTCTTTGTATCCAGCGGCTACATAACCAGTTGTTAAAACTTGACGCGTTAGAAAAGGAAGAATTCCACCTCGCTTATAGCGAGCGCTGAAGACACCATTAACAGATCTTTGGGATGCAAAAATAGGCATTAGTCACTCCACATTCCTGCGCCAGATGAGCGCCCTTCAATAGCCGCTCCAGCCGAAGATCCTGTTCCGCTTTGTGTTCCAGTAGGCCATTGTCCTGAAGGCCATAGCGCTCTAGCACCAGTAGCAAACTCATAGTAACCGGATTCGTTTACTTGAGCTCCATTGTAGTGACCAAGCACATACCCACGGGTCTGCGACTGAGAATGGTTCTCTTCTCCAGAATTAAGGATTGCTTTTGTATTAGCGCCAAGAGTTGTAATGGTGCTAGTTGCGTAAGTGTACTGTCGGTATGAGTAGCCCGCATTATAGCCGCCCTCGTTACCGCTCCAACCTTTTCCATCTTTAGAGACAAGACCTTTTTGTTGAGATGCTGGAGATGCTCCGGAAAAAGATTGTCCGGGGTTTGTCTCCGCTTCTGTAGCATAAGTAAAAGAGCGTTGACCGTCTGCAGCTGTGGTTGCAGTACTATCTGCCCAATAAATAGCGCGAGTCTCATCAAAGTGAGCTCCGGCTCCAGTACTCGCATTGTTCATGCCAGTTCCTGGTCCTGTAGTCCAAACATCATTGGACATATTAAATTTGTAATAGTTAGCGCTAGAGTTTCCGCCCATTACATAAGCTATCCAGCCAGTTCCAAGTGTGTCGTAATAAATAGGCGACTCAGCGTCAGCCATAGTTCCTGGGGCTGTTCCAGGTTGAGTTTGGGTAGTAAAGTTTTTTAAATGAAACTTAGAAGTCTTGTTGTAAGAGCCCATACCTTCATTACCAGTACCGTTAGTACCAAAGACATAACCCATGGTACGACTCATAGCGCCACACACGTAACCGCCAGCTTCATTTAAAATGTCACCGCGGTTAGTTGGGGTCTCAGTTGACCATGCGTATGAGTTAACGTTGCGCCAAGCAACGCTGTTTTTATACCCAGCAGCTACATAGCCTGTAGTGATGACTTGCCTAATCTTAAAAGGCAGAATACCGCCGCGTTTGTATCTAGCGCTAAATACGCCGTTAACGGAACGCTGCGAGGCAAATATTGGCACTCTAGCCTCCTAATTAACCGAAGTTTACGCTTGCGTTACCTAACGCTGTCCAAGCACCGCCACGTCGTACTAGGGTGAAATTGTACACGTCAATGCGTCCTGAGGTAGATGTTGGAGTTGGCGCTTGTGCTCCGTACCATCTAATTGTTACTGGTGAACCGGCAACTTGTAGGGTAGCAGGGTAATAACCAGTTCCGCCTTGGGTAACAAAACCGGTAACGGTAAATGTTCTGCCATCTGTTGTAGGAGCGTTAGTGATGTTCCAGGTCATATTTCCAGAAGGAGTAGATGTAATCCAGAACACTGATCCGGATTGGTAGTTTAGAGTCGCAACGTTTGAGGCAAGCGCTACGTCTACTACATCTTCTACCAGCTCCTGCATACGGAATCCGCCAGTTATTGTTACCTCACCGCTAAATGAAGCGTTTCCAGATACATCCAGAGTTCCGGTAACTGTAGTGTTTCCTACACGTACTGGAGCAAAACTTACTCCAGCCTCTGCAAAGTTAACAGTTGAGACAGGTCGCTCTACTAAACCTCTAAATAATTTAAACGTTCCACCATCGTTTGCATCTCGAGCCACACCAGAGTATTCTCTGCGTGAAGACACAGAAGCAGAACCGGCTGGAGAAACAGCGGCTGATGTTACGTTCGCATTTGTTTTGTCATAAGTAAACGTTGTAGCGGTTGGTACGTCTTGGATGATGTAAGTTCCATTGAATGTAGCATCTACTCCAGATACAACTACCTGGTCTCCAGCACGATACGTGTGAGCAGCCGCAGTTGTTAATGTTGCTACGTTTGAGGTCAATGCTTTGTTTGTCACTGAGGCTAAGATTGGCGATACGGTTACTCCGTAACGAAGCACAAGTCCTAGATCTAAAGCATCTGCAGCGTTACCGACACCCGCAAAGATTAGCGGGTCAGAAACTGCCAAGTTGTCTGTGGTAACTGTGGTTCCACCACCACCGAAGGTAATAGCACCGGTGATATTTACGTTACCAAGGATGTTCATATCACCCTGGATACCAACTCCACCTACAACGGTAAGAGCACCTGTAGTTGGGCTGGTTGACGGTGTTGGGATTTCAATGTGGACTGAGACATCTGGGGTAATAACCATCTGTGTGTTGTCAGAGGCAAGACCACCGGCTGCAAAAACAATAGCGTTTTCTTGTCCAGTATCGCTTGTTGCAAGGACTAGGTTTCCGTTACCTGGGGTTCCGTATGGAGCGGCCATAAAGATATAGCCATCGTTTACTCCAGTAATAGTGAACTCAGGGTCACCAAATGTTGAGGATGTAATGCCCATATCAATGTAGCCAGAGAAGTCATTTCCATTATCTGGGTACGCGATAAAGTCAGTTGATACGTTAGTTCCAGAAGAGGTGTTGTGGATGATTAACTGTGAGAAGTCCGAGTCTGCATCAGTAGTAAATACGGCGATTGGGTTTGTCCAACCTGTTACCGCACTTGCAGTTAATCCTGATCCTATAACTGAGGTTAGGGCTACATCTGCGCCAGCGCTATCGTAAGTGAAGGTGGTAGGTGTAGGGACGTCGATAATTTCTACTTCTCCGTCAAAATCCACATCGCCAATAGCAACAGTAACGAACTGGAATGGAGAAAACCCGTGAGCAACGGATGTAGTAATAGTTGCTACGTTGCTGGCCTTCTCTTTAGCACTTACGGTTTTTACGTTTTCACCAATAGAGTCTGTTAAAGTTCTAGCGTCTGGTCCAACGTAAATAAGCTCTGAATCGGCTTCAATCGCACCAGCCGTGTAAACATCTCCTGTGGCTGAGTCGACTGTAAACTTATTGGTGTCTACCTCAATGCCGCCATTGGCCGCTAAAGTGCCGGTTAAAGTTGTAAGACCTGTTACGTCTAAGTTGCCTTCGGTAGAGATATTTCCAGTAACTGAGGCTGATCCAGCAGGAGAAACTACCCCACCCGCATCAGTTGCTGTAGAGGTTGAATAACTAAACGTTGTGTCTGTGACCGCGGTAAGTAATGCTCCACCAGCGTTATACCCTGCGCCAACTCCGGTTACGATTACTCGGTCTCCAACGTCAAAGTAATGTTTTCCGTCAGTAGTTAGAGTTACTACGTTACTAGCAATAACCTTTTGAATAACATCAACTGATCGTGATGTGGTGGCAACATTTCCTTTTACGTTTGCGTCTCCGTCAACAGTTATGTCGGAAAGAGTTGATAGAGTTGTTACTGTTGGGGTACCTGACCAAGATGTAGCTGATCCATCAGTTACTAAAACTGTGTTCTCATTTCCTACTTGATTAGGGAATGCGCCATCTACAAATAACTCCCAATAAGTTGTGTCAGTTGGAGTGTTTCCTGTTGTGCGTAAAATACAAATATATGCAGAACCACCGTAGGTTACTACGTCGCCAGGTTGGTAAGTTGTTACTCCAGCGTATGCTCCCTCATATTGAATACCATCAACAATGGTTGCCCAGTAAGTTCCATTAGGTGGACGGTTTCCAGTTGTGTCAGCAATGCAGATGTAACCTTTGGCGCCTTCAGTTACGAGGTCACCAATCTTGTACGCAGTTGCGTTGTCGTAAGCGCCTTTAAAGTCAAGGCCCTCAAGCATCAAATCCCAGTAGGTTGTGCTTGTTGGGAGATTACCGGTTGACTCTAGCGCGTTCTTGTATACGTAGAGGTTACCACCATAGCGGACTACGTCATTTAGTTCGTAGGCAGTGGCTCCAGAATAAGTCCCTTTAAATACGAAACGAAGTTTGCCTAGATCGATAATCTGAGCCACTAGTTTACCTCCAAGTAGAGATGGTCCGAGGACCAAGAGAACTTAAGCAGGCTGGTGGTCCAAACCCATACCTTGTAGTCATTATTCCTTAAAATGTTGTCTTTTGGTAGGTCAACCGCGTCTCCATCATTAGATTCAATTTTAGTGATGGTTAATTCTCCGGTAGAAGGGTTTAGTTTCCATCCGTAGAACGTCTTATCGCCTATTTCCTCAATTGTTGGGTAGCCACCGACAGCGCTTGCTAATGGCAAGGTGTCTCGGGAGTCATACCCTATTACGGTCGCCCCAGTTAAGTCACTAGGGTCTGCATATCCTGGCATTTCTTCTCCTATACCGTAGCTACTTGATCAATGCCCTGTAGGTAAAAAGCAATGCCTTCAGAGCCTGCTACTTTAACTACGTCTGTTGGGTTTACCCCAAATCTATATGTTTCATACCCATTGAACCCAGTCACAGGTAATGAGTATGCAATTATCCCATATTCAACTTCAGTAGTTGCTCCGTTAGGTATTACGTAAACGTAAATTACTCCGTCGGTAGCTTTTTTGTTAATAGCAATAACTGAAATTAGGTAGTTGTCATCTGCAGTAAATAGGGTAGTTCCGCTGGATCCAAAATCTACATCTGTAGCAAGATGAACTATTCCTCTGCGTTCAATTGCCGCCATTTAGTATCCTAACCACCACGTAGTTGCTAAATCAGCACTGCCAGCAGTGCCTGTTCCCGCTGGTCCTGTTGGACCAATCTCTCCTTGCGGACCAGTTGGTCCAGTATCTCCTTGGATACCTTGTGGTCCAGTTGGTCCCGCAGGCGATGCGCCAACTTCAACCCAATAACTGTCATAGTATACAAAAGCTTTACCTGTTTCTGGGTCAAACCAAGCATCACCAGGATTAGCAGTTACTGGTAATGTTGAATAAGCAAAAGCTCCTAAAGGACCAGTTGGTCCAGTTGGTCCTGTTGGACCAGTTGGACCGGTTGGACCTGCAAGTTGCCCAGCGTCATCCCATGTAGAAGTTAACGCATCCCATACCCAAACGTGCCCACCGTCTTCTTCAACAATCCAAGCATCACCAGGATTACCGGTTTCAGGAAGATCAGCAATTAAAGTTTTTGTTCCAAGAAGATTAAATGATTCTCCTTGTGGTCCAGTTGGTCCAGTTGGTCCAATATCACCTTGTGGTCCCGTCGGACCAGTAATACTTTCTCCTTGCTCACCTTGAGGTCCAGTAGGTCCTGTTTCTCCAATAGGACCAGTTGGTCCCGTTGGACCTTCTGCACCTTCTAAACCAGCTAGACCTTGTTCACCTTGCGGACCAGTTGGACCTGTTGGTCCTGTTGGTCCTGTTGGTCCTTGAGAGCCGGTAGGTCCTTGGATACTTCCAACGTTTTCCCAGTCAGAAGTAGTTGCGGACCAAACATATAAACTTCCATTTACTAAATAACTGTCACCAAGATTTCCAGTCGGATGAGCGGCAACTAAAGCTTCAAAACTCTCATAGGATCCAAGTATTGTTACGCCAGTTCCCTGTGCTCCAGTTGGGCCAATTTCTCCCTGAGGACCAGTAGGACCAGTAGCTCCAACTTCTCCTGTTGCGCCAGTAGGACCTGTTGCACCAATTTCGCCTTGAGCACCTGTTGGACCGGTTGCACCATCGGTACCAGGTAAACCCGCTAAACCTTGTTCACCCTGAGGACCTGTTGGACCAGTATCACCTTGTGCACCTGTAGGTCCAGTGACGCCTTGAGCACCTGTTGGACCAGTAGCTCCTGCTGCACCTGCGGGTCCTGTAGGACCTGTTACATTGCTATCTGCTCCAGTAGGACCAGTTGCTCCGGTAGGTCCGATTTCGCCTTGAGGTCCAGTAGGACCTGTAACGGTCGATGCCGCACCAGTAGGGCCGGTGGCACCAGTAGGACCTTGAGGACCTGTTGGACCGACAATTTGTCCTACGTTATCCCAAGTATTGCCTTCCCAAACGTAAAGATCTCCGTCGATGATGTAAGCATCGCCCTTGACCTGTCCAGTTATTGCATACAGTTGAGCGGTATTAGCTAAAGATCCTTGAATAGATATTCCGGTTCCCATTGGTCCGGTAGGACCTGTAGGACCAGGGACTGTTGAAGCAGCTCCAGTAGGACCAGTAGGACCAGTTGCACCTTGTGGACCATAAGGACCTGTAACACCTTGTGCTCCTGTTGCTCCTGTAGGACCAATAGCTCCAGTTGGACCAGTGGCTCCTGTTGGACCAATTGGACCTGTTTCACCACGAGAACCAGTTGGACCAGTTGCTCCCGCTGTACCAATAGGCCCTGTTGCACCCGTTGGACCAGTGGGTCCAGTTACATTTGATGCAGCACCAGTAGCGCCAGTCGGACCTGTTGGTCCCTGTGCACCTGTAGGGCCTTGTGCACCAGTAGCACCGGTAGCTCCTGCAGCGCCTGTTGCGCCGGTAGCTCCGGTAGGACCAGTAATTGATGTGCCAGCAGCGCCTGTTGGTCCGGTTGGACCAGTTGGACCAGCAGGGCCTGTTGGTCCACTGCCGCCAGTTCCAGGCTCAACAATAACTACAGGAGTTGAATCCTCAGTTATTTCTATAATCTCGATTTCGTCAGACACTGAAATTTCCCTGGGTAGTCGTTACTTCTGTGCGAGTAAATACCTTGCCAGTCAGATACGTCTTAACTCCACCCAAGGAGTCTGTGAGTTGTATATCCCAATATGCAGTTCTAGGCAATGTTGCCGTCACTTCTGGATCAAGGTGAAGAAGCAGAGTATCTAGAGTTCCGCCAGAAACAGACGCTTCCTTTGTAATGTCAAATGTAGCAAGAATAAGAGGCCCAACTTGATTAACAGGATACTTTGGAAATAGCCGTATCTGCGAAAGAGGGGTAAGTGTAGCCAAATCCTTGTTGAACTTGAGACGGAGATTGAATTCGTCCCCAGCGTATATAGAAAGATCTCGTGTAGGTACTGGACCTTCTGGAGTAATGTCGCCATAGTTTGGCATTGGAAGAAATACTCTTTGTGGCAGGGATCCGTCGTCGATTTCCTGTGGACGATAAACAGGTACGTAGCGGTTTGTACGACGGCTGATACGACGTAAAGTAAAGGTTTCGATCTTGTACATTCCAAGACCCAGCATGTTGCAAAGCTCACGGTACTGTTCTTTACGTTGCTGTACTAGCTCCATAAGCTGGCGATAGCGCTCAGAACGAGGGATAGAAACACCGTCTGGAGAGATAATATCAATGTCAAATGCGGCGTCTGTAGCTAGGGTATATAGGGCCATGCTTGAAGCCAAAATTACTAGTGGATACTCATCGATAGAAGGCAGCGTAGTCATAGTTGCCCTTGCGCCATTACTATCTACAGTAGTTCTTGCATGCTCGTTAAAGGCAGTCTCTACGTAGTATTGAATTTCAGAGTCTGTAAAGTATTTAAATGTTGTGCCAGAAATAGTAACAGTGGCACCGTCTACGGGAGCTGTAGCTAGCTCAATCATTCCAACGACCTCTTCTACAACTGAGGTGCTTGATACGTTGGTACTGCCCACCTTAACAATCAAGGTAGATGCTTTTACTGGGGCATAAGTTAATTGAAAGCGTTTATTAACGCCGTCACCTTGAAAGGTTTCTACAAAGGATCGGCCAATATCACCGATCTCAGCACGAAGTCTGTCAGAAAGCGCTGTAAGCGTGGCCACAAGATCCTCCGGCTATCATCAATCTAATCATCCAATTGTTTTGGATATTAATCCTGCTAAACATAAGAAGCCCACTCCAACAGGAGGGCGTTTGTTGGAGCGGGCAACTTAATAGACGGCTTAGAGCCTGTCGTACAGATAGCCCTTCTCCTGAAGATGCTGAGCCACTGCTTTTGATACTTTGTATTTTTTACCAGCTTGGAATGAGTAATGATTACCCACACCAATGGTTACAAAGTCCAAATCTTCCGCTACTCGGATTACTGTTGATTCATCTGCGGTGGAAACTCCAACGCTTTCGACTTCATCAATTACAGTAGGAACGCCTGGTACTGTTAGATCCACTACCTCTGTTTCTAAACGAGCTACGTCAACTGCCGTAGCAATTGACATTTCTTCTGCTCGCTTTGCTAGAGCCTCAGCATTTTGCTTAATAAGCTCTTCGCGTTGACGTCCAGTGACGTCAGTTACTTTTGCTTTTGCCACGATTATTGTTCTCCTAAAAGTTTAGTAGGGGAGCCGGTTTTCAAATATCCGGCTCCCCCAAGATTTACTAGTTGGTTTCTGCCAACACTACAGACTGGTCAGTAATTAGACCAAGACCGTAGATAGCATACCAAGCAAGCGCATGCTCACGACCGAAGTCAAGAATACCGCCATCGCGGAGCTCAACTGGTAGAGAGATTGCGTGACCAAATGCATTGTCACCAATAAAGATAGCTGTGTAGCGATCCTTGTTACCGTTACCGGTCTTTGTTACTGGAGTGGTGTAACCGCCACCAGTTGGGTAGACAATTGAGCCAGGAGCAACAGCGGTATCGGTGGTGTAACCAGAACCTGCACCGTTTGTTACTTTCTGGATTTGGGTTGTCTCAATGAATACTGTGTCGTACAAACGACCGATTTCACCGAGCATGAAGTTACCTGGAGCAGCGTACTTAGTTACTTCGATGAACTCTGGGAGGTCACGAAGACGACGGCTCTGGTGTGGGTGAACGAATGCCACATAGGTTTCACCCAACCGTGGAATGTTCTTGGTTGCTAGAGTCTCGACAGCGTCCTTAACAGTGTGAGTTGTAAGGTGGAAGTTACCAGTCAAGGAAGCACGTGATGTTCCAACGGTTCCTGAGGTATACCAGTCGTTAACAGCAACGTTAGCAGAACGATCATAACCGTAAATAACGGAAGATGCTGCCATGAGTGTGTCACGAGCTTGTCCATCGAGATAGAGGGCCATGTTACGGCCAAGTAGACGTGAGGCTGATGCCATTACGTCATCGAATGATGCGTTCAATAGAAGCTCAGAAACTGCAATAGCATAACCATGCTCAGCAACAGTAATTGAGAATTGCTGTGCGGTTAGTGCCTTAGTTTCCATGCGAACACCTTCGACAAGTGCTGATGCAAAGCCGAGGTTGTTGTAACGCATAAAGTTGATCTGAAGACCTGGTGCAACGCCAAGCTCTGTCTTCTTAACAGCGAACTGTTCGAAGCGAAGAATTGGCATCGACTGGAAAAGAATTTCCTTTGACCAGATCGTCTGGATTGCTTGCGTAAGCTGGCTATTTGCGCCAGAGTACGCTGTAGGTGCGGCAGCTAAATTGCCGGTACCTGTGAGGGCTGATGCCATGTCGGTCTTACTCCTTAGTGTTTAGTTTAATAAGTTATAACTTAACTACCCGAAGATTCCCTTGCCACGATCAGCTGCTACTGTTCCTAGCAACTTCCCGCGGTATTTTGCGTACTCGGTAACCGACATAGCGGCTATTTGCTCCGCTGTAAACTGCTGTTGGTCCGAATTTGTGTCCAGGGGTCCGGAAGGTGGCGCGGTTACCCGGCTACCTGTCATTTCACGACGAGCAGACTGCATAGCCTGCTGTGCTGAGTCAAGGATACGCGATGAGCGCTCCTTTAATCCTGCGATACTTTGCTCTATTTCTTCCTTGGTATTACCAGTGATTAGGTCGAGCAACTCGGGGATGATGTTTTCACGCTCCTCATTTAGGCGACCTGAGCGATACTCGCTTAATTCAGCGAATTGGCGCTCGCGCTCTAGGAGGGTGAATGCTTTTTCCCTCTCGAGTCTTTCTGACTCAAGTTTTTCCGCCCATTCTTTTTCTTTTGTTTCCAAAAGCTGACGGACGTCCATCTCAGCTTCGGCCTTCTTACGGGCCTCAGCTTCTTGTTCTGCACGAAGCCTCTCAGCTTCTGCGAGACGTTCTTCGCGCTCCTTCTTCAGAACGGCAAGCTCTTCCTTTAGAGAATCTATTTGTGGGTAGAGCTTAGATTTCTCTTGCTCACGCACTTTCTTTAGATCCTCCTCAGTATAAGACTTGTTAGGAGTCTGCGACTGGACGGGTGCTACGAGTGTATCTGTCGTTGCCGGAACATCCTGGAAAAACGCTTCCTGGGCTTCAGGCGAATCAACAATATTAGTTGTTTCTGACATATATATTCCTTAGGTTTTGGAGGTCGTTGTCCGAATTAATGCCACGATGACCTGCGGATTTATTTGGGAATAGGCTTGCAAAGAAATGGTTTTTTGTCAGCCTAAACTTAGTTATCCCCGTATTTAGAGTCTTCTGGTGAAGTACCTCTACGTTGAGGGATTTTGGTTCCATATGCTTTGGTAACCAACTCTGTGGACATTTGCTCGAGTGTCTGTGCCTCGAACGGAGTTACGACGCCAGGTTGTCCTGAAGGACCTGGGCCGACACCAGCGCCAACATCATTTCCAGGAGCGGGTTCCATGCCCTGGTTTTCTGGTAGCAAGCCGGTTAGGGAAGCAATAGCTGAGTTAATTTGGGACCTAATTAGGTTAAGAGCCCCATCTGCCTTGGCATCTTCAATGAGCTCTGTACGAATTTCGTCGAGCTTCTCGTCTGGGAATTCTTCGCCAAGAGTGCGAAGGGCGCCTTTACGGCTTTCAAGATTCATTCCCATCTTAGTTTGGATCTCGTTCAACACAATCAATTTATCAAGAGGCAACGGTTGTGGGAAATGTACGGTTGTCTCGTAAGTTAGAGGGTCATTAATGTCTAGAACTGGACGTTGATCTGGCTTTATTGGTCCATTAAATTCTGGATTGTATATAAATAGTTCAGGCTCTTTTACAGCAAGAGTTAGGAGAACTAGTTCATTGATGCGTGTAATTCCTTGGCTGTACTGCGTAATCTTTTGATTGTATCTGTTCATCAAAGGCTGGTATTGAATAGCCAATGCAACACCAGAGGTATTTGAGATCGGTTGAACTTCACCCAACGCTGACTGAGGAACTCCGATCATTTCGTGCATTGCACGTTTAATAATTTCTAGGTATTGAATTGCTCCCTGCAGACCTTGTCCGCCACCTTCTAGATTAAATACTTGGGCATCCTTAGGGAGACCTCCCCAGACCTTTTTAGGTCCCTTCTCAAGGGAAGATGCCTTAGCTCCAGTGATAACTGTTACAGGAGCAGCGTGGTAATTAACAATGTCTGCTACGTCTGTAGCAATTTCGTTATAGCTTCTGTTAAGAACAATTATGTCGTGGCAATCAGATAATCCCCATGGAGATCCGGATACTCGAACATTTGGTATGTGAACAATAGGAACTTTACCTATTGGGTTAGGACGTGAATCAATCAACTCATCGTTGATGTATTCTTCAATTCTGTCGTCAGTAAGAATTTCTGTATATGTATAAACTTGACGTGTACCTTCTAAAGATGTGCCCCAGAAACGATACTTTAATTTAAATCTAATCAATCGATCACGATCATGCGGGTGAAACTCTGGAAAACAGAACGAGGAGTTAAGCGGGAGTATTCTTACTCTACCTGGATTGCGTCTTCCTACGCTATCTTCAAATGCTTCTTCATATGCGACCTTAACAAAACAATCGCCTGATACCCCGCCTTGCTGACCCATTTCCCACATAACGCCGTGCTTATTGTTATCTACTTCCCATACACGCTGTAGGATGTCTGGAACTATTGCTTCTGTTGGATAAGGGCTACGGAAGATAGCTCCACGTCCAAAACTAAAATTAATTATGTAATCTGTAAACGCCCTGTAGTAGTTGTATACCATTTGAGATTCGCCGATTTCTCTGCGATATGCCCAATGATGTCCTAGATACATCGCCCAGTTAAGCGAGTAACGATTTAAGCGAGGACCATGTACTTCAAATTCTTCGTCTGCAAGTTCTACAAGTCCAAGAGGAGAAATTGATATTGTTAAGTCAGAGGAGGCGGCCCTATACGACGGAGGACTAAAATCAATACTCATTAAAGTTGACCGCTCATTTTCTTAGCTCTTTTCATGCGAGCCACTTTTGCCTTCTTTTTCTTTTCTAATTCTGCTTTAGGGTCCCTTAACTTTGGGTTTACTTCTTTTAATGAGCCTACCCAAGATCCACCACTTTTTTCGTATTGTTGGCTTGCCCAACGATTTGCAGCAAATGATGTGTGAGCTTGTGGACTTCTTGGAGGATATTTAGCAAGAGCTTGCTTCATTAAGCTGTTCCACAGCTTTTGATTTGCAGCAACTTTTGCCACGGCTCTCCTAAATCTAAATTGAGGTGCCCGGCTTCAAAGAAGGGAGTATGAAGCCGGGTACCTAGTGTAGCGTAATTAGTCAGTAACTGATGCAGGGTTCATGCGCTGATAGCGAGAACCTGTACGGAAGACCTCTTCGATCTTCGTTTCTGCATAATCACTAAATGTTCCTTGAGAGAACTCGTTTGTATAGGTAGGTGCTTCTACCCATGCAGCTGAGCCCACATGAGCACGCTCACGCATTGTCTCTTCTGGGTACTTCTCGAAAACATTCATGTTGTGATTAGGGCGGCCAGCTGGAGTTTCATATCCATGATCTATGCCTGCCTGAAACTGTGTAGGAACGTCGGTGTCAGTTGCTACGCCCTCTTCGAAACGAAGTGGTCCACGAAGACCTGGGGTAGCTGGAGACATCTTACGCTCATACATGTTTCCGGTTTTCTCCGGAAACTGTGGTGTTGGAGCAATTGCCATTATTTTTTTCTCCTTACGGATAAAGGATCCTTAGTATGAGTTTGGTCCTAATACCTTGAATTATCAGCCTAAACATAAATTTTCTTATCAAAAGAAGGGTGACGAGCTGACCTCTACGGTCGGCATAACCATCTCTTGGGTAAGAGAACAAGCCAAAGCCAATGAATCCACAAAATCATCGTGAGCGTGCGCCTCGTCAGGAGCCGCCACCAAGAAATTAGGACCCTTATATTGTACTTCTGCATCGGTCATTTGTTGGTAGAAACGCTTCCAAATACGCAATCTCCGGGTTTTGGCATGGGACGGCCAAGAAATCATTTGGCGTTGAATTAAAGCCTGTAAGTGTTTCCAGCGTTTGGACTGTTCTCCTGGGGTAGAAAGAGAAGATATTACCTCCGCCCTAGGTAGTAAAAGCTTTAGTCTTTGAGCTACAGCGTCTCCAACTCCATTAGAGTCCACGGCTACGGCTAAAACATCGTAGTTCCCAAGGAAGTTAACTATCTGAAAGTACTGGTCTTCCCAATCATCGCCTTGTAGTTCCATCCAGTTTAGAACTCTATGGTCGTAGTATCCGAATTCGTCCGGCCTATCCCAGTCAACCCAGACTACAGTAACGACTGTTGAGTCCATTTTACGAGCGGGATCTATACCCACGACGACTGGAGATCTATGCCATGTCTTAACTAGTTCCTGGGAAGTATCCCCAAGATCGTCCATAACGGATGAGGTTACGAACATTCCTCGTTCTAACAACCACTTACAGTTATATGAAAGCTGAAATTCGTCCGAATCCTCGCCGATACGAAGCATCTCTTTTCGTATGAACTTTTCATAGTTAGCGTTAAATTTAGACACATCTTTCCAGTCCCATTGGAAATGGTTCTGTCTTGCGTTGCGCCCCGAGTTCTGGCGGCGCTTGTTTAGCTGTATAGACCTGTAAAAGTTATTCTTGTGAGTTGTAGGGGTCCCAGTCTTAACCATAGTTGCGTTGTAGTACGCACCCATAGGAGCAATTGATTTAGAGACTATGAAGTCATCAGCTTCCTGACACTCATCTATAACTATCAAATGGAAGGACTTAGACTCAATTTTTGCTCTTGGGTTTGCGGTCATCATCATTAGCTGAGAGCCAGAGTTTTTGAGTTTAATGTTTCTGGTTACGCCTGGAGTTTTAGAAGGAATATCATCAATCTCAGGGTCGCCAAGAACTTCCATAGCTCTCTCGCTAGTTAGTCTAGATACAGTTCTAGAGAACAAAGTTTCTACCTGAGCTTGAATTGGGGCAAACATGCCTACCCAGATTCCATCATGGAATTTGCCTAGTAGCTCTGGGTACATCTTAGCTAGTCTAGGTAAGAGCACCATAAGAGTGGCTACAGTATTAGCTACAGTTTCCGACTTACCAGACTGACGAGAAGCAAGAGCGGTGATCTCTTCTCCGTCATTTATGATTACACTTTCAATGATTCTTTTGGCTAAAGGCTTTTGATATGGGTGGAGTTCGTGACCTGTTAACAGGGTCATAAACTGCATGACTTTATCAATTAACGCAAGAACAAACTCTTTAGATAGCTCGTCAAGTTCTTCTTCTTCGTGAAGGTCTTCAAAATCTTCATCTTCTTCTTCAACTTGTTCTTCTTGTCCATCGAACTCATCATCCTCAAAATCTTCGAAGTCTTCCTCATCATCCGCGTCATAATCCTGAAAATCAAAGTCTTCTTTCATTTAGATCTCTCGCTAAGGGTATTTACTACCGCCAACAGCGCCTCAGCGCCTAATTTAGCCTCTTTTAGATAAAACGGATCTTTGCTGGACTGCCAAGAAGAAAGGTTACGACTAACTGAATAAAGAGTAGTTTCAGACCAACCTACAAGTTCTGAAGTAGGCATCGTCTCAACACGCTTTTCTATCTTAGACTTTTCTTTTTCTGCCTTGCTTTTTTTAAACATCGTCCATCTCCATCGACCGTATTTTATCCCAGTTAACTTCGCTCTTTTTTAATCCCCTCCCTTTTATTGCATAGGTTAGGGCCTGGCTTTCAGTATATCCTGTTTTTTTCCATACTCCTACAACTATAGCTTTACGACTGAAGGGTACACGAAAAGCTATGCCTTTTCCTCTGCGGAAAGGGCTATCAAGCTCCTGTGTATCCGCTCTTTCAGCTAGACCTCTAGGCTTATACGGGTATGTAAGGGGATGCCAATATAGGTTTCCTACGTCTTTGGTTTGCATTACGTAGTTTTCCTAGGAGAAGTAGCTTTTTGAATCTGTGCGCCTCTAGCAATTACATACGCTTCAGATCTCATATCAGCAGGCAAATCAGACAAAGATGCTGGTCCTCTTGGCTTTACATCAAGATAATCTCGTATGTATTGCCATTTGCTGTCTCGATCTCTAAATGCTATCCATTCTTCTAATTCCACATCATAGTAGTTGTAAAGAGTTGAGTCTCTAAACATAACTGTTAAGACGCCACGTTCTGGGTTGTACGCAGCTGCAACAGTTCGTGGACGATCTGGATTACTGGTTTTTGTAGGAACTTCGTATAAATCTGGGGAGGTGTATCCAGCTGGAGCATAAGCTCGATCATCTGTTGGATATATGGCACGTAGAGGATCTGTTCGGATCTCTGCGTTCGCTCCACGGATGTCTATATTCTTTTCAATGAATTCTTCGCCAAATTGCTCCAAAGGCTCCATAAGGGACTTTCTGCCCTTTTGGAAAGACCATCTTAGATCTTGAGGGAGTAATGAGGAAGCAACCTGCTCATCAGTTATGCGGTTTCTACGCATAGCCGCATTAGCTCTGCGACCAGCTTGAATTGAAGGGGATGTCTTTTTTCGTCTTGGTGGCACGTTATGCCTCGCAAATATGGATCTCTATTTGGGTTTCAGCAACTAGCATTTCGCATAGGTTGCACCTAAACCACTTAGTTTCTTGGTAATTGTTTTGAGCAGTTCCTTCTACAGGCAACTCTTCTCCACCATTGTCTGATTGACGATCATAGTCATAGACGATACGTGGTTCAGCCAATATTTCTGGGGGAAATGGTCCCCTTGGCCTAGTGACTGTAGGCGGTACGTAATGTACCTGCTTAGTTACTATCTTCTCGATCTTCATCGCTCACCGTTTCTAGAACAACTACTTCTTCCTCTTTTACTTCTTCCTTCTTGGCTTTTGTAGTTTTCTTTTCTTTTTCTGGGAGCGGAGCTGGTTCCTCTACAACTGGGGCAGGAGTTTCAGCAACAGGTAGTACTTCAGGCTCAATGGATATATTGGCATTGAGTAGAGCTTGCTTTTCTTTTTCCATGAAATTCCTTTCAAAGGACATAGTCTACACGTAATTTGTCCGATTTATCCTTTTATAGGTTGTGGGTTGCATCAGTACTGTAATTACTGCTACGGTAGACCACGTGGCCGGAGAAATCCGGCCATAAGCACCTCCGTAACAAAAGGGTTGCATACCGAATTCGGCAGAAAGAGGCCGAATTGCTTAGTGTGGGTGACAGGCACACGAAGTCAGGAATGGCCCTCTAGCCTAGGAGAAAGAGTGCTAAAGGATGAAGCAAAACGCTATATAGCAACTTGGTCGGCCGCCCTGCTTATCGCAGGCATACCTGCGGCTTTAGCAAGTCAAACAGACGGCGCTACAGTGACAGTAGCTGTCGAAGTAGAAGAAGTGGACCCCCTAGATAAGTACCGTAAAGCAAAAGAGCTTTCTGATACTGAGCTAGTTGAGTTATTGTCTTTAGTAGGTTTTGAGGGCAGAAGCCTAAAAATAGCTTGGGCAGTAGCTAAAAAGGAGTCTAACGGAAGACCAAAAGCTCACAATGACAACATATCTACAGGAGACGATTCCTACGGAGTATTCCAGATAAACATGATCGGATCTCTTGGCGAAGATCGTAGAGAGAAGTTCGGCATAGAAACTAACAAGGAGCTGTTCGATCCAGTAAAGAACGCTAAAGCGGCCTTTTATATGACCGCTAAGGGAACAAACTGGGGATCTTGGGGCTACGGCCCAGATGCTTATGACGGAACTTCGTCAGAGCCCAAGATAGAACAATGGTTAGAAAACTACCCTAAGCAATAAAAATAAGGGGCCGGGTAACCGGCCCCTTATCTTTAGATAGGGATCACATCCTTTTATTTGGGACGACCACAACAAGAGCATGTCTCTGCAGCTGAGGCTTCAGGAGACGGAGATGATTTAGCAGCCCCTTTAAACTTTGGGCGACCAAATCCAACGATGGAGACTTGCACATTCTTTTTATTTTTTCTATATGCACGTAGTTTTTTGCAGACCTCTCCTCCATTACGCTGGCTACCTTTGGAATCTCCAGAGGTATTTCCCTCTATGCACCATACGGTGCCGTCTTCGTTGTCTTTGATGACAATTCCGACATGGGAAATTCGATCTACCCCATCCGATGGAAAATCAAAATAAGCTATATCGCCTGGCTCTGGATCAGCCATATCTCCGTCAATCCAAGCGTTTTTCTTCTTAAACGCTGCTGCACCATTTGGGGTGTAGACAGTATTAGGGACCTTTACTCCCGCTTCATTAGCGCACCAATTTACAAAGCTTCCGCACCATGGCTGAAAGTTAGCTTTTGTATAAGCGCCGTACTTTGTTTCGTTGTCTTTAGGGCCTTCTACAGTGCCGAGCTCAGCTTTTGCAACTTCAATAAGACGAGCTGCTGTTCCTTGTTCCGCCATTAGTCGTTATCCCAATCTTCATCTATTGGTTGTGGTTCTGGCATAGCACCATCTGGCTTAGCTAATCTACGAGCTTTAGCTTCATCGATCTCTGCTTCAAGCTTCTTGTCAGCTTGAGTATTTTTGGCATCCATCTCTTTATTTGCAAGTTGTGCTGCCATAACATCTTTAGCGCCTGATTGGCCAATGAGAAGTCCTGCAAGAGTTCCGGTGATGAATGTTGCTACGCTACCAAGAACGTTAAAAAACATCTTGTCGTTTTCAGACTGAGCCCCAATAGGCTGAGTAACGAATAAAAGGCCATAAAGAATACCTATGGCTGTAAAAAATAAAATAGAACCTAGAGTGATACCTAGAATGAACTTTAGGCGAGCATCTAGTTCTTGGGGCGTAAGTCTTTCTTTAGCCATTTTGTGTTCCTTCTTGTTCTTGTTATGGTTTTACTAAGTCTTCTGGACAAGAACCATTTGACGTGCAAATAGGTGGCTTGCATTCCGCTGTTTCCCAGTTTGCGGGATCTTGACATGGATACCTAAAGTGTCCGTCATACCCACAACCTGTCAGGAATACTAAAGATATTCCTGCTAGGAATAGTTTACTCTTATTCTTCATCCTTTGGGTTCCTCAGGGGGTAAGTTACTGCCCAAGCAATAAATGTTCCAACAATTGCCCATCCTACAACAGTCTTAGCTGACCCGTCTAGGACAACCCAAGCAATAAACATACCTAGAACAGTCCAAAGCTGCTCTGCCATGTCTTTTAATAGCTTTACCATTTTCCTCGTCTCCTAACGATTTTGTCTCCGCCCTTTGCGGTTCCACCTGAAGGGGCCCCACCACCGGTATTGGTAGTGGTAGCCGCCGCTGCCATAGTTGCCGCATTTACGGCAGCTTGACCAGCGATGACGGCAGCAACGATTATTTTTTCGGATTCTTCACGTTCTTCAGGTGACATATCGGCACCTATGCTTCCTAGAGCCATTAGTACCTGTCCAGGATCTTCAAATAGTGCGCCAAGTAATTCTGTGGGGTTCTCAAGAAGAACCAGAGCCGCAGCTACTTCTGCGGTAATTATGACAGCATTGCCTTCCTCATCAGTTCTAATCTCAACCGGTGTTTGTGGCGGCAAGTCTTCATAGCTGACGCCGGCCTCTACAAGCTGCTCTACAGTTATAGGCTCGTCTTGTTCTAATAACTCTTCTATAGGTGTATTATTAGAGGATGATTCTATGGACTGATTTTCTTGCTCTATCTCTTGTGACGGCTGTTGTGGTTCTGGTTCCTCAACTACGGTCTCTTCCTCCGTCTGCTCCTGCTGTTCTTCGGATTCCGATGAAGGCTCTTCCGTATCTACTGTTTCTTCTGTGGGTGTCTGCGGTTCTTCTGTGGAAGGCTCAGTAGATGAATCAGTCTCAGTTGGTATATTCTCAGTATCATTATCACCATCATCAGGCGTATCAATATCTTCTTCGAGTTCAGGTTCATCTACAGGCTGCTCAGGCTGGGGCTCTTCTGGAGTTTGAGGAGATTCCTGAGTGGCTTCTTCGTTTTCGGAAGGAGCTTCAGGTTGCTCTGGAGACGGTTCCGGAGTTGGTTCTGGCAGAGGTTCGACCGGAGGTTCAACAGGCTGTTCAGGAGTTATTGGAGGATCCTCAGACTCAGGTTCTGATGGAGCGTCTGGCTGAGGCGGAATTACAGGATCCTGGGGTTGCTGAGGCTCGGGAGAGGTTGGCTCAGGCTGAGGCTCAGGTTGAGGTGTTGGAGCCGTGGGCTCAGGAACGGGAGTAGGTTCAGGTGAAGGTTCGGGTGTGGGCTCTGGCTGCGGTTGCGGCTCTGGCTGCGGCTGTGGCTCTGGTTCAGGCTCTGGTGCGGGAGTTGGCTCAGGTTCTGGAGTCGGAGTGGGATTGGGCTGAGAATCAGGAGAAGGAGTAGGTTCAGGTGAAGGAGTTGGTTCTGGCTGTGGGGTTGGCTCAGGCTCTGGGGTGGGCTCAGGAGTTGGTTCTGGCTCAGGCTCCGGTGTTGGCTCTGGCTCAGGTGTCGGCTCTGGTGTCGGCTCTGGTGTTGGTTCTGGCTGGGGCTCTGGCTCGGGCTCTACTGGGGTAGGAGCAAGCTCAACTGCTTCTTCTATTTGCGTAACACCAGCTTCTTCTAAAGTAACAACAGTTCCATCTTGTAATCTAGCGCCAGTGCGCTCGCCGCCATATAGCGGTCCATCTACTGTGTAGGTATAAGCAACAGTCCCGTCAGTTTGAATCTGACCAGTGATAACAATCTGTGTAGTTTCTCCGGCCATCTGTCCAAACGGACGATAGACGCCATCTACTTGGAACCCACCTTCGCTTGTACGAATGATGAAATGAGTGTCTGGCATCTGTTGCGGAAGAACCCACCAGTCACGAGACTCAACAGAGATAGATGGAGTATTTGGATAAGTCCAATAAGTTCCGTCTGCTTGACCAAAGGTAATTACTGAGTTGGTTGTAGCATATACGTTCTCGTATGTAACTCCGTTAAAGACTACAGATGTCTCTAGAGGAATGCGATAAGATGTGTCATCTCCGCCAGGAGTTACTGTTTCAGTTACTACTGGCTCTGGTTCTGTAGGAGGAGTTGTAGATGCTTGACTTTCAGGGCTCGTGGATACCGTGGGCGTGGACTCTGTATTGTTTGTTGACTGGGATGATTCTGGGGAAGTTGTGGACGTCGGCTCCACTAAAGCGTCAGATTGAGTTTCTTCAGTCGTCTGGGATGGAGCGGGTTCTTCTGTTTGAAGATTTGTATCGGAAGGAGCAGGAGAAGGTTCAGTGGCTTCAGGCGAAGGTGAAGGCTCAGGAGTCGGACTTGGATCGGATGAATCAGAAGTTGGTTCAGGGCTCGGGGATGGAGGCTCCGCAGTGGAATATGTCGTACTGGAAGTTTGAGGGTCCGAAGTTGCAGAAGAGGGTTCTGGAGTTGGAACAGGAGTTGGAGTCGCTTCGGTCGAAGACTCTGTGGAAGGACTAGGCGTAGGAGTTGATTCTCCTTCTGCGCGAGCAGGAGCTATCGTTAACAGTACATATATTGTTATAAATCCAAGAACGAAATAAAGTTTTCCGGTTAGTGCTGCGAATAGACGCAGTAATTTCATCTCTTAATTACTTTATCATAGTAAAATACAAATGGCTGGCCTTACGGCCAGCCATTTCGTTATTAAGTTGTTGTTTACGGTGCGGTGTAAGCGTATTTGACAAGTGCTACTGCATCGCCAAGGTTCTTGACAGATGCTGCTGCAGGAGTCTGTGTCTTTACAAGACCGTCGTTTTCTGATGTTGCACCAGCAGCATTATCTGCAGTAGTTACAGCGCCCTTTACAAAGCCAGCTGCAATAAGAGCAGATTCAGCAGCTGCCTCGGTTAGACCAACTACGTTAGGTACTGCTGCCTGATCAGTTGTATCCAAGTATGGAGCTTCTGGTGTGTAGTCTGGATAACCGTTCCAGTTATTTGTAACTACGCTGTGGTTGTTTCCAACAACTGAGCTTAGCCCTGGGCTAAGGTTAACGGTAATAGCTGTCTTTGTTAGAGCTGGGCTCTGCTTTACAGAGTAACCGCTCCAATCTACGTTCTGTGCAGCGTCGGCAGCAACTACTACTGTTGCGTTTCCGTCGCCTGTGCGATCGTCGTCCGGCTGCATAGGGAAATTACCCCATACAAAGTCAACGGCGATGTTTCCGGCAGTGTTATTTGGATAACCGGTGTCTCGTGCCATTAAAGTTCCTATTCTCTAGAGAGTTTAACAATCCCATGCGCGAAGGGATTTGTTAATTCTACTATTTGGGTCTCGGGCAGTCTTGCTAGACGTGTTCTTTTTCTTCATACCCTCCATACGGGCGCAGAAGGACTTACGACGTGCTGCAGACTTCTTTGACTTACTGGCTTCAGCCTTCTTTACAGGAGGCTTTAAATTACCCCCGGTTTCACGGTTATAGGAGGCACGGCCTTTGGCGTTTAACCCACCCTTTGGGTTCTTGCCCTCAGATCTTTGCCAAGCAGCGGATTTAGCCACGTTTCTTAGCCACCTTCTTTGTTAGAGTCGCCTTCTTCTTTGTAGGCTTCTTTTTAGCAGACTTCTTTGCAGCCTTTTTCTTTGCAGGAGCTTTCTTAGCTGTCTTTTTCTTAGCTGCGGCTTTCTTTTTGGCTTTTGACTTAAATTCAATTTCATCAAGTGTTTTAAGAGCGTCTGAGATGAAGAACTCCATCATTTCGTCTTCTTGACGCTTCTTATCATTTATGATGGCCCAAGTACCAATACCTACAGCCATAGCTCCTAAAATTATCCATAGTTCCATGTTACTTACCGTCTTTCTTTCCTGCTCGCCGTTTATTTTCTTTGCCCACATTTTTACTGTGGGATATTGCTCTAAGGTTACCCTTAGAGTCATTGTTCTTGTTGTTATCTTTGTGATCTACGTCTGTATCTTTAGATAACTTCCCATTTTTCTTCTCGTACTTATGACGAGCAGCGTTTTTAGATGTAGTTCTCCATTTACCAGACGAGTCCTTGTAGTGTATGACGACGATCTTACGGCCGCCGTTCTGCTTAGAGCCTTTATACTCCTTGCCTTCACCTACTACTTTTTGTTTAGCCATTTTTTCTGTGCCACACTTTCGTAGCTCTTACACCCTGAGCAACAGTTTTAGCACCAGCTTTTTTAGTTAGGTTAATCTTGTCGTACTTGCCTTTCTTACCGGCATGGTCGACAATAACGTCACCTTTCTTGTTTTTCTTGACTGTATGCTTTTCTCCGTCAGCTTTAAATGTCTTAGCCATTCTTTTTCACCCTTGGATACGGTTCTAGCTTAGCTTTTATAGTTCCATCTTTGCGAAGACGTACGATCCAACCGTCTTTTATCTGTGTTTTGTTAAAACCATGGTGTGGTTTAAACTTTCCGCTACTCAAATGGACCACCATCCTTCGTATTTTGCGTTCGGGTTGGCTTTTTTCCACTCCCTAGCAAGCTGATTTTGAAGAGCCCAGTCTACCTCATGGGTATCTTTGCCACATTTGGGGCATATTTTTGTCCCAAAATTTTTATAAACGTGCTCGCAGTACATTAGCAGCCACACTTTGTCTTAAATTGACCACAAGGACGGCAAGTAAGACGGTCTTTTGACTCTAAAATGCCTTTATCTTCGATGGTGTTCTCGAATTCGTGCACTTTTTTGTAACTTCCAAAGCCTCGCCTGCCCATTCCATGATAAGAATTAGCAGCTACAACTTCTGGATCGTTCCACGGACGCGCTGATTTAGCAGTTCTGTCGTGGATCGCTCCAGAAGTAGTGGCTTTGTTACGTCTTTTTGCCATAAACGTGTCTTAATCTAAGCTAAGACGCTTCTTAGGCTTCTTAACTTCAACAAACTTAGGACGCTTACGAGGTACACGCTCAGAAGTTGTCCCTCCACCTTCAACAGGCTTGGTGCTGATGTACGCACCGCCAGTGCCTAGAGGTGGACGCTCTGTCTTAGGAGCAGCTTCTCCGCCACTCATAGCAGCAGTAAGAGCAGATGTAGCTCTATCCTGACGACGTTGACGATTGGCCTCACGAGTATCTTGCGCCTCCATAGCTTTACGTTCTTTGTGCGCGTGAATCTGAGCGTTTAAATACTCAGTATGGGTCAAAGAACCCTTAGGAGCTCTAAACTTTTTATATACTTTTATATTTCTGCCCTGTTCATCACGGGTCTTTGTTTGATGCCAACCCTCATAGCTACGAGACTCTTTGTACTCTCCACTAGAAGGGTCGATACTCCAACGGGTTATCTTTCCGGCAGAACGAGTCATTTTGCTACCTGGAGGGCCAACTTTTGTTTTTTTAGTACTAGCCGAGTGTGCTTCAGTAACATGCCTATGGAAAGATGGCATATCTGAACCGCTATGTTTTACATAATCCATAATCTCTGTAGCGCTGTGATCCGGGAAATGTACACGAGCAAGTTCTTGAGCCATAGCTTCATGTGAGTAGGTATATTCGCTCATGCTTGGTACTGATACAGTAGCTTTAGGATTTTTTGCTTGAGCAGTTTCTCTATCAAGAGTTTGAGCAGCAAGAGCTGACTCACCAATCTTTGATGGAAGTTTTATTTTTCCTGATGCAATGCGTTTAGCAAGCTTTGCCGCAGCACGTTTGCGCTTGCGCTCGCCACTTGTAGAGCGACCAGCAATATCCATAGGACGGTACTCAGTAGTCTTTAATCCGCCAGGAAGTCTGCGCTTTGCTTTGCGTCTAGTTTCTTTAATGCTTCCTGCACTACGCATTTCGCGTGTTTCTGAATTAGTTGCTTCAATTTTTGGTGCGGAGGTAAGTACTTCTCTGGTCATAGGTACACCAGCAGCAGTAGTTACTGGAACATCTTTTTTCTTCTTTTTTACTGTAATTGGTTCTTTTTTTACACCTACTTTAGACCCAGCATAACCTCCGGAGAGTGCATCTGGAGCGCCGGCACCTTTACCAACGACCATAGCTCCGCCGAATTCAGCGCCACGATCTGGTTTTGCAGGTGGAGTTCCTGGGGCAGTTCCGCGTCCTGGAACAATGGCTGGGCCAGCTGCCTTATCTGCAGCAACGGCACGCATTGGTTTTCTCTTTGGACGTGGGCTAGAAGGCATTGGTGTTTCAGAGATTGAAGCTTCAAGCTCTGCTTTTCTGCTTGCAAACTTATCTTTCTTATATGCAGGTAGATCAGATAGGTTTTGTGCACCTAATTCTCTGTCTGCAGCTTTTCGTTCTCTTACTTCAGCAGCTTCTTTTAGGCGAACACCTTCGTTTTCTGCCCTAACTTCGTCAGCACTCTTATAACTACGGAAGTCGCTTTGTTTTCCTTCACGAGGATCAACAATACCTCTACGACTTGCTGGTTTATCAGCACTTGTTTTTTCTTTCTTTATGCCGCCAGTTTTTCCGCGAAGCTTGCTCTTAACAGGAGCTTTCTCGTCAGGAACATAGGTGTAGGTAGCCTTAGGGCTTGGTTTGCGCTTAGCCATTACATGCCGCCCTTCTTGTTACCATTAGAACTAGAAATATTTCCATTTGCCTTTGGTTTAGGAAGTGAAGGTTTCTTTGACTTTGTTGTCTTTTTAGTTTTAGGAGTAGTATCCATTTTTCCAGCACTATCTTCACGTTTTGCAACCATAGAATCATAAGCCTTATTAAGGCCAAGACCTTCGGCTTCCTTAATCTTTCCGCTAGTAACAGCCTCAGAAACTTCTTTTTTGGTTACATATGGTTTTCTACCGCTAGGGGTTTTTCCCGACTTCTTACCGGTATCTTTCATATCTGATGTAGAAGTATCTGGAGTAGATTCTGGGGTGTTAGTGGTAGTACCTTTTGTTTCAGGTTTAGCTCCGCTCTTGCCCTTAGTTCCTTTTTTATCTGAACCAGGCTTAGGAGTTGGAGGCGTATATGTTGGTTGAAACTCCATACCTTGACGCCCAAACCTCTTTACATTTTGGTCTTTAAGAGTAGGGATTAATTTCATCATCTCATCACGACCAATGCGATCAGCTGCAAGATTCATACTTGCTTCATTTGCGCGATCGTATTGCTTTAAAAGCATATTTCTTTTTCCGCTAATCGAATCGATTGCGAATTTACCGAGGCCAGCTAGAAGATTACCTGTTCTGCTGCCACCTGTAGCATCTGGGCCGAATCCACCTGAACGGAAGGGCTGTTTTGCCATTTATTCCTTCTTTCAAAATAACGGGGTAGCTTTTGCTCCCTTTTGTTTTAACGCCGTAGCATGTTTATTGTAATGGTGCATACAGAAGAATAAAGTCCCAAACGGCATAGAACAGCGAATCAGCGCCTTAGCGCTGCAGGAATCGCAGGTTTCAGGAAGCCGAGCCTCCGCCGTCTCCTCCTGCAGAAGATCCATCTGTGCCTGTGCCACTAGTGGAATCCTTTCCAAAATCGTTTTGAGCGGTTTCATTTGCTCCTCCGGGACCACCGTAGGGAGCCATAAAATTAGTTCCACCATACCAAAGATAGTAATATGGCAAAGCAGGAAGGGAAACGCCCGCAGTTACATATTTTCTTTTCTTGGGCGATTTAAATTGATGGTTCTTTTTATGCACAGATGGAGTATAGAGCTATCGTCTTTGTATGAAAGTGCGAACAGTCCCACCTGAATATACATCGTGCTTCTTAGCAATCTCGATAGACTTCCTAACCACTTTTTCGGCGGACTTAGGGTCAGTACATTTGTTGTAGTTTAAAGCCTCAAGTGCACCTAGAGCGTAATCTCCTCCAGAGCCGGCTACATAAAAGCCTCTAGCATCTCTATCCCAGGAGTAGTCTTCAAAGACGATGTACATAACACCGTGTACAGCAATGATGAATTCTGAGTCGTGAGAGGCGAACTCGCCTTCTTCTTTCATGTCATAGCCTGCATCCATGAATGTAAGACGCATTTGCGGGATGAATTGAACGCTCATCCATTCATCTAAGTTTTGATTAACGCGGGGTTTTGCTGGCTTCCAACCATAATGCATTAAGTTAGATCCGCGTCCTGCACCAGCACCAGCAATAAGAATGCCGTTGTTCTCAACAATTTTTGGGGTAGCGGTATCTAATAGTCGTCCGCTATCAAGTGATGCTCTGGATTCAGATCCGAGAACACACCATCCGTCGCCTTGCACACCTACTAACGTCGTCATCTACAGCCCTTTCGTCTTTGGCTATTATAGATGCCCGTCGCGTATGTTGACCCAAGAGACGAAAGCAGAAAGGACTTAATCACCATACCACGGGCTGTCGGCCCAACCGATAACCGACCTTAGCAGAAGTATATACCAAAACGGCGGGGAAAGGGGTGTAGCTACGCTATTTCGATAACCTTAGGCTTATGTTCCTCAGGGATGCGGCGCTCCAGGTCAATGAAGAGGATGCCGTCGACGAAGGAGGCTTTAGCGACCTCCACATAGTCAGCCAGGACGAATTCGCTCTTGAAGTCTCTCATGCCGATCCCGCGATGGACGAACTCGTCATCACGCTTCTCAGCCTTAGATCCCTCAATGGTTAGGACGTTATCCTTTAGCTGGATAGCGATCTCCTTCTTAGTGAAGCCGGCCACAGCCATCTCCACCGTATAGGTGTCCTCACCGTGCTTAACGATGTTGTATGGAGGATATGAAGACCCCCGACCCATAGATTCGCTCATACGAGCTAGGGTGTCGATTTGTCTCTCAAAGCCGACCATCCATGGCCAAGCAGTGAATGGTACGCAAGAATTTGCAGATTTGAATGAAGTGTTGAATGTAGGTATCACTTTAACTCCTTAAAGCAAGTTAGTTTAGGCATCCCCAAACGGCAGATGCGTACCCAGTATAAGGCCACTGCCCCCCGTTTTATTCCCCTGAAAATTTTTGAATTGTGTCTCAGATCACGAAATTTTACCTTTTGGGACCCCATAACCCCCCAATTTAAATTTTAGGGCCACTGCCTACTATTTAAATAGCTGCTAGTGGATCTCTCCTGGCTAGAAAATCGGACATTTCGGACTAAAGGTGCGGGGGGGACAAAACGGACATTTCAGACATTGACAGGTCGCTAGTAAAATAAGCGCGTCATTATGGCTCGGCTAGTAAGGTAGAGCCCGACACTAGGGCGGTAGCATGTCTATGCTACCGCATTTCTTGTTGCTTCCAATGTGATGGGTCGGTAGGGGGTGCGACTCCCCCTGCCGACACGCATTGGCAAATCGCCATGCCCGCAGTAATGCGGTATCACTAAGGAGATACCTATGTCATTCATTGACCTAGTTATTGAGAAAGCCAGCGAGCGGGGCACTAAGGGCACGGAGCGTGTCCTATTGTCCCTAACTGAACTCGCTGGGCAGGAGGGTCATAAGTGCCCTAACCCTGCCGACATCGTTGCTCTGCTACCACGCACGAGCAAGGACGAGCCAGAGGTTGAGCCTCTGGTGTTTGCCTACGCCCTCTACCTCATGGTGGAGTATGCGTTTGAGGTGGGAGAAGCCCGCCGATACGCCAACAACTTCCGTCAGGAGTTGGACAACCTCATGGTTGAGGGTAATGTATTGGTCACCAAGACCAACATCACTAAGGCAGACATTGAGCGTAAGACCTCGCTCAAAGATACAGCCATCGAGCGTAAGATCGAGGCGCTAACCAATAGCGTCAAGTCTTTCCGTAAGATGGTCGCTGATGGTCGCACTCTATCCGATGAGGACGAGTTGGCTATCGCAAACTTGGTGTCTGACCTACAGACACTAGTCACCCATACATCACGGGTGGAAGCACTAGTCTAATAGTTCTAGGCCACTACATCGTTAGCCGTG